CATGCCTGGGATGCATGAGTGGCGGGCCGCTACGGTCTCTCGTGGTACTTGTCTGGCTATGTGAGGAGCTATCGCATAGGCCCGGAAGCCTACACGACTCGCCCCCGGCTGTCCACTTCCCCCTACCTCATCCGGTCGACGATGAACTTCGCCTTGGGCGGGATGTTGGGGCTTACCAGCACCACCATGGCCCCGGTGAGGTACTCCCCCTGGGCCAGTCTGTACTCGGGGGGCAGCCGCCACAGGGTGCCGAGGGTGATGCCGTGAGGCTCGGTCGCAATCGCCTTCCCCACGGCCAGACGGCCGTCCTGCTTGTCCCGGACGATGAGCCGCCGGTCCTGGGCCTCGAACCCGTCCTGGTCGAAGGCGTTGCGGAGGGGCACGAAGACGGTCTCGGGGTGCCGCAGGGCGTCCTGGAAGACCTCAGGAGCCACGTTGACCACCCCCCACTCCTTGGCCGTGGGGGTCGATGGTCGTGTCCTGGCGGTCACCCTGGCCTGCCGTTTGGGGGTTCTAGCCGTGGTCCTGACCTTGGCCTTCTTCTTCTTAGGCGTACTTCTTGTGGCCATGGCCCTCTCCTTCCTCAGCGTCCGCCACCGTGGCCGTCTGGCCCTTCTTCTTCGGGTTGATGACCAGGGCGTAGGAGTAGCCCTCCTTGCGCTTGGTGCAGGCCTTGATGGTGTCGATGGGGACCCCGGCCTCCAGCAGCATGACCGTGTCCACGTACTCCTCACCCTGGACCTCGATCCGCTTGACCCGGCGCTCCCCGACCGTCACGCCCTCGTCCTCGGTCCCGTCCAGGTCGGCGGCGACGAGCAGGGCCTCGATGTCCCCGGCTGCCTTCTTCTTCACCTGTTCGGCCGGGCCCGTGATACTGGCCACGGAGGCCAGGGCGTCCTTGATGTCCTTGTGGGCGGTCTGGTGAAGGTTCACGAGGTCGGGCAGGCTGGCCAGGACGGGGTACTGGGTGAAGGTGCCCTCGGTCTCGGTGGCCGTGGGGCTGGGCGTGGAGACCCCGACCGGGCGCGGGGGCTTGGGGCCCTTGGCCTTGGTCTTCTTCTTGCGGGCCGGGGCCGGTTTGGCTTTTGCGGCGTGGGCCTTGGGCTTGGTGCTGGTACTGGTGCCGAACTTCAGCTTCGCCTTGCGGACGGAGTCGGCCATGAAGCCTTTCTTCTTGCTGGTTGCCATTGCGGGTTGCTCCTTGTTTGAGGTCGTACGGGGTCAATCTTACCTAGAAGGTCAGTGTGCGGTCAACGCACGGGGTCAGTCGTGTTTGCCGTCGCTGGGCTGCCATTCCCAAATGAACATCCAGCCGCCCGTGAACTGCGTGGGCGGTAGAAGCCGGTACCCCTCACCAGGGTCCTGCTCGGTTAGAAATTCTTGCACGACCACGGCGCTGATGATTCCAGTCGACCGTAGCGTCGGGTAGTCAGCCAAGGTCTTGGCGATGTAGCGTCCGTTCATCACTTCTCCAAGTCTCCCCACGACTGCCCCATCGCCCCGCCTGCCTCTATCGGGACGCTGAGACTGACCGTGGTGGTCAAGTAGTGCAGCATCAAGGGGTCGATCACCGGCCCCAGGTCTTCGTCGAACTCCCACACCAGTTCGTCATGTACTTGCAGCAGGGGCTCGCAGTGCCCCATCCACCGCAGCTCCGGCAGCAGCTCGCGCCAGATTCTGGCCATGCAGATCTTCTCGATCGCCTGGGCACTGCCCTGAATATCGAGCGCATGCGACTGCCGCTCGGCCTCCCCCCGGATCCAGCTCAGTGGACAGGTGGCATGGGGCAGCCGGTGGCGGCGGTCGAACAGGTCCCGGACTTCCCCCGTCCTCCGGGCCTCGGCGCGTTTCACCTGCTGGTAGTCGTTCACCCCCTTGTAGATCCTCAGCCAGTCGGCGATCAGCTCGTCGCAGCGGTCCTCGGGCCAGTCCTCTGGGTTCAGGCCGTAGAGCCGCATCTGGTCACTGAGGCCCACGCCCGTGATGCCCATGATGATGCCGAAGCCCGTGGACTTGGCGGCGGTCCTCCAGTCCTTCTTCACGTCCTGGAGACTACAGCCCCAGATCTTGCTGGCGGTCTCGACGTGCAGGTCCCGCTCCCACTTGGCGAACCGCTTGGGGTTGCGGTTGTAGATCTCCAGCATCAAGGGGTCCTGGCTGCGGTGGGCCATGACCCGCATCTCGATCTGGTTCAGGTCCCAGGTTCCCAACTGCCGCCCGGGCCGCGCCTTGAACCCGTGCCGGATCCGCTTCCCCAGCGCAGTCCGTACGGGGATGGCCAGGGCGTTGAATTTCTTGCTGGCCAGTCTGCCGGTCTTGGCCCGGGTGACCATCAGCTCGTAGAAGGCCCGGTACTCCCCGTCGACCATCAGCCGGGTGTACTCGACGATGGACTCGCAGAAGCCCGAGACCTTCACGTGCTCGCGGCTCGACATGATCCACTCGACCACCGGGTTGGTCTTCCGCAGGTGTTGTAAGGCCTTCTTGCCGGTACTGAGCTTCCCGGTCCTGGTCGTCTTGATGGCCTCCAGCTTCATCTCCTTGAAGAGGAGGTCGGCGACTTGGTCGGTGCTATTGGGGTTCAGCTCGCGGCCGGTGATGGTTTCGAGTACCCCAATCAGCGTGGCCTCGTGCTCCCGCATCTCCCGGCTGAGGGCGCGGAAGTGGTCGGGGTCGCTGGGCATGCCGTTGCCCTGCATGCGCTCGACCATGGGGATCTGGCCGTGGTCGATCTCGCTGATCTCGGTGAGGTCCAGAATCCGGTGTCTGGCCTCCAGGTCCCGGCCCAGGATCCGTGTGACATCGGCGTCCTGGCAGGCATAGTGGGCGGCCGTGGTGAAGTCGCAGTGGGAGAGGTCGGTGTCGTCAATGCGGTGAGTGCCGTACTGGGCCGAGACCTGCTCGCGTTTGAATAGGTCCACCTTCTCCCATCGCTTGATGAGATCGACGGCCGGGTTCGGGATGTAGTCGAAGTCCACCTCCGGGGGCGTGGGCCGTTTCTTGGTGGCCTTGAAGTACAGGTAGTCCCGGAGCGCAGGATTGAAGTCCGCGAGCAGGCGGTTGAAGTGGGTGTTGAGCCCCCAGGGCCGGGACCATGTCAGCTTGCCGGTCTCGGGGTTGTAACTGGGTGTGGCCTCGGGGACTGGCCACTGGTGACCGGCCCACTTGACCAGTTTCCAGTACGCCCGCTCCTGGGCCACGGGCCCGACGATGTCCATGTACTCCTGCATGATGATGTTCAGCAGGCGGTAGGCGAGGGTCTTGAGGCCCTGGGTGTGGATCTTGCCCTGCTCGAAGGCCAGGACCATGGTGTCGACCACCCGCGCGTAGTCCCCCCGGTGGCTCCAATCGAGCCCGCGCCCCACGTCCACGCCCATCTGACGGAGCGGTTTGAGGTCGTGCATGGTGTTGTGGATGTAGACGGCGAGGGTGGGGTCGGTCAGTAGGACACGCAGCCGCTTGACCGACCGCTCGTCGTCGCCGGGGATGAAGCACCCCGAGCCGTCCTTCCAGCTCACCGTCGCGCACCAGGGGGTCCCGTCGACCTTGTCCTCGGTGTCGATGCCCAGGGTACTGTTCTGGGGCAGGAAGGTCGGCAACAGGTCGGCGTCGAGGACCTGGGTCACCCTCGGCTTCGGCTGATGGAGCCCCAGTACCCCGCGCACAAAGGCCCCGGCCCGGGCGTAGTCCCAGTAGACGGCGTCCATCTGCTCGGTGTCATGGAGGGCGGAGGCGGGGTGATAGCAGGGGACGACGGGTACCCCGTACTGATGGCTCCACGCAGGCATCCCGTGCTGCCACTCCATGTTGAAGTCGGGCCCGAGGAAGAATCTGGCCGCGAAGGCCCCGGCCGCGATCACCACGTCGGGGTCCACCTCCTCCAGCTCCCGAAGGAGTTCGGGGGTGAAGTACGCGATCTCCTCGGGCGTCGGGTCCTCGTCGTCCTGGATTCTGCGCTTGATGATGTTGGTGATGTAGCAGTCCCGGCGCAGGAGTGGTGGGTCGGGACGTTCGAGGGCGTCGGTGAGAATCTGACCACTGGGGCCTACGAACGGCAGCCGCTCCCGGTCCTCGACCCGGCCCGGGCCTTCGCCGACGATCATGATGTCGGCGTCGTGGGGGCCGTGGCCGGGGACGTGATTCGGTGAGAGCCGATAGTCTACTGGTCGACTCGGCAGACTGTCCTTCCTGGCCTGCCGAGCCACAGCCGTTCTCGCCATGCGTTATCTTGTCCCTCCCTTCCTTTGCTTTCCTTCTCGTGCCGGGACCGCCCCGCCTATCCCTGGCTCGCCCTGCCGTCTCCCGACCATGCCCGTCCCCGCCTCGACCGCCTCACCACGGCAGGCCTCTCCGGTGCAGTCCTTGGCTCTCCACTCCGCGACCGCCCTGCCTTGCTGTGCTGCGTCACTCCACAGCAATCCTTGCGCCGACAGCCGCGCCCTTGCCACGCCCGGCCATGCCATGACCCTCCTGATGCAGCCAGAACTGCCTTGCCTCTCCCGTCGTCGCCGTACCCCACCCCTCCCAGTGTGGCCACGACGGCCTTGCCTCACCTTCGCCCGGCCCCTCTCCGCCCGGCCGTGCCCGTCCTGGACAGCCTCACCTAGCCCCTCCGCTCCGTGACAATCCGCATCTGACCTCGACGGCCAGTCTGCTCCTTAGCACAGCTCTCCGCGCCATAACTGTTCATACCTTGTCGGCCTATCCTCGCCGCGCCTCGCCGTGACAACCACACACCACTCCTTGCCATGCGCTGACCGCCATGCCAGTCCCGGCCTTCCCGGGCCTACCCGCGCCACGTGAAGCCCCGCCTCGCCTCGACCGCCAATCCTTGCTCCGATCAGTCCAGGTCTAGCCTCGCCTATCCGCGACCGCCACGCCCGGCCCCGACTATCCACGGCTCTCCTGGCCAATCCGAACCATGACTGCCTCTCCATGCCGTACCACAGCTCTCCGTGCCGTACCACTCCATGCCTGCCGCACCTCGCCCCGCCGCGCCGCGACTGGCCGGTCGACACCGTACCAGTCGCAGCCTCGACGGCCGTACCGCGCCGTGCCAGATCAGTCCATGCCCTGCTTGGCCATGACTGCCCTGGTATCAGGCCGCCAGTGTGTCCTGTATGGCCAGTCTCAATCCGGCTAGCCGCTCCAGCACCGCTTCGACCTCGTCTTCCAACCCCAGCCCGGCCGCAACCCCTCTGGCCCGCTGCAGCACCCGGCCCACACGGTCACACTCATTGACCAGGGCCTGGATCTGGGACGCCCTCGGCCGCTCCCCTAACGCGGGCAGCGACACGTAGCCTTCCTCGTTCCCCTTCTTGTCGGGATCCGGGACGTAGTACGGGGCCCTGATGGTGGCGGTCGTGGTCACCACCATCAAGGGCACCGAGCGAATGATCCTCCTCGCCGTGTCCAGCCAGTGGCGCTCGGCCGCTTCCTGGACATCCCAGTTGAACTCCCCGTGCAGGGGGCTCTCCAGCCGCTTGGCATCGGCGACGATCTGGGATGCTGTGACCCGCTCGCCGAACGACTGGATGTATGCGATTTGTAATGCCGAGAGCTTCATTTAGACAGCCGCTACCTTTCCGCGCAGCTCTCGACTCTTCAGCTCCCCGTCGTAGTAATCGAGCAGGTCCTGGGTCTCGTCGTCGAAGCACTTCGGCGCTTCAATCGCGGCCTGTTGCGCTTCCCGTCCACCAGCCTGCATCACGGCCAGGAACTCTGGGTTGTCCGGGCCCACGATGGCGAACTCGCCGAAGTTCCCCGAGCCCTTCTCCCCGCGCCAGTCCCCGACCCCGGACATCTGCCCGGCCGCTGCCAGGAGGTTGGCGATGGCCTGGGGCCGGAGCATCGGGACTGCGTACGTGATAGTGACCTTGCAGGCCCACTTGGGGAGGGTCGCCCTGGTGCGGATGTCTGGCGTGCGGTTCATGTCGGCCGAGCGCACTGTGGCCATGTGCAGCTCGGGCACCCCGTAGAGGGGAATGAGCTGATTGGCGGTCTCGGCGCGCACGTGAACGAGGCGGGCGATCTGGGCCTTCTTGGCTCCAGGGATGTCCAGTGCCGCCGTCATCATGGCCTTCTTGAAGCTGGTGGCCAGGATGCCGATGTAGGTGGGGAAGGCGGGGTCGGAGACAAGGTAGGGCGAGGAGCGGTACTCCAGCCGTGGGTCGTGCTTGAGCGTGGTGGCTTTCTCTGCGGAGGTCTTGCGGCCTCGGGGGATGAGCAGTTCCCGCGCCCCCTTCTCGCTCATACGGTTGCAGATGTAGGGAGTCGCCCCGAGCAAGCAGCACTCGATCTGCCCGCGTGAGACTTCCAGGATTTCTACGATCTCAGCGTTGGCCGTGATCGACTTGTCAGCGGTTTTCTTCGTAGCCATTGTGGTCTCCTTGGTCATCGGTTGGTCTTCGGTTGTCAAGCGAAACGAACGGTCTTCTCACTCGTAGGTCCAGTACCTCACTGTTGGCACCCACGGCTCCACGTACCCGCACGGGGGCTTCCATACGATCACGGCGCTGTTGACCCCGGCCGAGTTCCCCGTCGGTATCCCCTCGGGGTCGAGGTACGACAGCCGGTGGTGGAAGAGTCTGACCTCCGAGGCCCGGTGCCATCGCCAGTGGATTTCGGGCTTGGACCCGTCGGCCATCCGGCCCCCCTGCCAGACATGCTCCTTCCACCACGCCGTCTGGGAGGAGTACGGGAACAGGCCCACGACCACCTGGGTCAGACTCTCCATCCAGCACCGCTCGGCCCACCGCTCGATCAGGTAGCAGCGCCACTCCGGCTCGGGGGCCCCGGCCTTCCTCAGCTCGTCGGCTCGCTTCTTCGAGTAGGGCGGGTTGATGAAGTGCGGTCCTGTTCCCCAGGTGCCGTTGTAGAGGGCGTCCCGGCGGGCCGGATCCTGGTGGCCAGGGCCGAACCACTTGGCGAACAGGGCGTTGCGGTGGCTGGCGCACACGTCGGTGGTGAAGTGGAACTCCTCGTCGAGGGAGGAGATCAGTTCCATGGGGGTGCGGTAGTCGGACTCGACCGAGCTGTGGATGATGCGGCGGTCGTGGTCTCTCATGCGACCACCGTCTCGGGTACTGGGAGTCCGGCGACCCCCAGCGCAATGGTTTGGGCGAGTCTGATCACCGTGTCGTCGAGGGAGTCGTCGGTGATCCGGTTGGGACCGATGCCGCCGCTGAGGACGTCGATGGTCACTTTGATGACGATGTAGGTGTCAGGCCGGGCGCTGAAGACCTGGTACTGGGCGGTATGCTTCTGTCGCAGGGTCGGCATCGTGGTGTCTCCGTAGGGGTCGTCGTGGGTCGTCGGTCGAACGGTCTGTTATTTCCGCTTCTTCAGCTCCTTGACCTCCTTGGTCAGACTTTCGACCGCCTTGTAGAGCACGTTGATGTCCACTTCGCAGTTCTCCAGCCGTTCGGCCACCGGATCCGCTGCCCGGGTCTTGGTCTTGGTCTTGGTTTTCTTGGCCACGCTATCCTCCGTTGGGGTCAAATTCGTCCGCTTTGTCGGGGTTGCCGCTCACCAGGTACTTGTCGATGCTCTTGGCCCGCTTGAACTCCTTGGGCCGCTGGCTCTCCTTCACGCTCACGATCCGGTCCTGGCGGAAGGCGTGGATCTGCCGGGGGCCATGGATGCTGTCAGTCCCCCAGATCACCGGCCGCCCGCTCCTATTCACACTGTCCTCGTAGGGCCGGACATGGCGTCTCACGACTCCGCGCCCCGGCTTGTTGTACTCGACCGTCACCTGCTCCTGGTTCTTGATCGCCTCGCGCAGGGCCAAGTAGTCTTTCGCGTTCATGGTCACGGATCCTTTCTCAACCACCGGGCCAGGTACCAGAACGGCTCGGCCGGTACCAGGGGCCGTAGGTCCTGCCACTGCTGCGTGTGCGGGTGGGCGTACCCCCGGTCCATGGGTCTGAGCACAGAGGTCAGTCTCTGCTCCACTTGCTGGTCGGCGTAACAGCGCCAGTGATTGTTGCTGGAGATGAAGAACACCCCGGGCGTCCATGGCACGTCGTAGTAGAGGAAACCACCGGGAGTCAGCCAGTGGTAGGCGTTGTCCACGGTGTACCGATCACCGTTCTCGTTCCTGGGGTCGCCGTAGTACTGGTAGGCCAGACCGAAGTGCTCCAGGCTGCCGATGCAGATCACGGCGTCGATACTGGAGGCGTTGGCGATGTGCCAGAACTCGTCGGCTGCATCCTGCACCACCATCTGGTCCCCGCCGTACCCCTTCACCTCCCGCACATCCACACCGATGATGGTGAGGTCGGGCCGCGCCTTCTTCATCCAGGCCGCCCAGTCCGACTCGTCGCAGCCCAGCTCCAGGACACGTCCGCCCTCGGGGATCCGCATGTCCCATCTCCGTGTGGCGTCAGTGAAAATCTTGATCGAGGGGTCGCCGTGGGGGTACTCCCACGTATCGCGCAGCAGGCCGTTGGACACGGGCTCACCCGCCGATCATCAACTGCTCGGCCCGGGGCCCGCGATCCGAGTCGCTGGGCCGCCAGCTCACCTCCTGGCCTTCGTAGAGGTGACTCAGCTCCACGCCGTCGGGCAGGGCGGAGTAGTGGAAGAAATAGTCGAAGCCGTTGGCGTCGGAGACGAAGCCCCAGCCCTTGTCCGCCTGCAGGTTCTTGACCACGCCTTTCACCCGGCCGTCCTGGTCGGGCGGGGCGGGCTGGGCATTGCGTGGGCGGCGTGGGCCTCGGGGGTCAGATCCTCGGTCCTGTCTCGGGGTACGGTACGTATCGGCCATGGTCGTTGGTCACTCCTTCACTGGTCGTCGGGGCGCTAGGGTATCACTGGTGAGTCGTTTCACGTTGGTCAGTATGTGCTCGGCGGGGCCACGGCCGCAGCCACAGCACCAGAACTCCACCTCGCCGGTCTCGCTGTCGGCGGTGAGGGCGACGACCCCGGACAGGACGTTCAGGCCGCCATCGGTGTGCTCGGCGCGGATCTCGTAGCCGAAGTTACGTGCCTGGATCATGGTTTCTCCCTCCTCAAGGCCTTGTAGACCCGTTTGGCAATGGTGGGCCCGATGCCCGGAATCCTCTGCCAGTCCTTCTCACTCGCATTGACGGCTGTGAGCACGTTGGGGAAGGCCGTGTCCACGTCCACGCTCTTTTCCCACCCGATCAAGGGCAGCTCCTTGTAGATCCGGCGCTCGAAGGTCGGGACCATGAGCATGACCTTGCCGCCCACCTCGCCAGTACCGACCCGCGCCTTGTAGTCCACGAACGTCTTGAGACTCTGATGGCTGTGATACTCCTTCGCCCACCAGTGGTACTGGCTGGCGCAGAAGCGGGCCGTCTCGGTGCGGTCGCGGGTCTGCCAGAACTTGGTCCCGCCCTGGTTCATCATCGTGTTGATGAAGCCCTGCACCTCCTTCCACATCCACCGCCGTCCGCCCGAGGAGAGGGCGTACCAGTAGCCCTTGTGGCCAGACTTCCCCCTGGTCTTGCTGGCCCGCCTCGGCGGGTTGTAGCACTCCAGCAGGCCAGACTCCCAATTCGGCCGCCACATGCCCTCGATCACCAGCCACCACTCGTCGTAGGTCTGTGACAGCCCAATGAGCTGATGCCCGGCGTAGCGGCCGTTGACCATGCACGACACCAAGTCGCCGATGGTCTTGACCTCGATGCCCACAGCATGGGGGCCGTCCGGGCCCTGGCCCACGAACGACACGTCGCCGAACTCCATGCGCTGGTGGACGGCCTTGACGCCGAGGTTCTTGAAGTAGCCGAGCAGGTCGCCGGAGCCGGAGCGGGGGTCGATGTAGAGCATCAGTGCGGCCCCGACATTCTGCCCCGGACCCGGTCCACGAAGGTCAGATGGCGTTCGAGCGACAGGGTGAAGAGTTGGCGGTCCAGCTCCTCCCACCCGGCCTTGGCCTCGGCGAGTTGGTCCATGCAACGGTGGGTCTGACGGAGACTGTAGACGGACCAGTACATCACCGCCACGTGGAGGAGGGCCAGGACCCAGGAGCCACGCAGGCCCCAGACGAGGAGGCCCAGGAAGGCGATCCCGCACTGGCACTGCTCCACGGCCAGCAGGTGGTCGCCACGCTTCTCGGCCTCCAGCAGGTCGAGGTACATGGGATGGTTGAGACACCCGGGGGCTTTCATAGTCCCGTCCTCCGCTCCCAGTACGCTGCCGCCGTGGCCAGACCGATCAGGGCCCAGAACGACATCCCGAGTACGGAGACGGCCAGAGCCGCGCCGTCCCACATATCGGTGCCGGTGGTGAAGAAGTAGTAGGCCGATGCCCCGCACCCGAACGTGCAGAGGGCCGAGAAGGCGAGCCCGAAGCGCAGGCCCCGGTCGTGGTCTGGCCTCTCAGTCACAGGACCACCGCCTCGCCGAACACCAGCTTCCCGGTACGTTCCAGGGGCATGGTCTGGCCGTCGGGCTGGAACCCCACTACCCGCTTGCGGGCCCAGTTCCGCTTGGTGTCCGAGCACAAGTTGCACCGCTCACAGGTGGTCTGCCGCTGGCCGGTCCTGGCGTCCTTGAACTGCGCGGGGCAGGGGATGATGGTGAACCCACCGGACTGGTAGGCTTTCCGGCTCTCGGTCCTGGGAATGATGACGGTCGCCGCGTACATCCGGTCGTGCGCCTCCTGCAGCTCCCCCACGGTACCGCAACTGGCCAGTACTCGAGCCCCGGCCCAGTCGAGTGCATGCACCTCGCGCCACGCATGGGTGTAGGTCCAGGCCCGCATCCCGTGCTTGGCCTCGTGCCGCCTGAGTGCCCCACCGACGTGTCTGGCTCCCATGACCGTCGAGCAGTCGCCCACGACATGGGCTCTCAGCCTTCGGGTCCCGGTCAGCCGTCCGATCATCATGGCCTCCACCTGGGCCAGCTTGGTCACACTCCACCGCAGGGCTTTCTGGACCGTGTTGATCCGGTAGGTCTGCAGCCCCGCCCACCCGGTCTCGGCATAACACCCCTCATTCCTCAACGGACAGCTCTCCGGGCAGGTGTCCTGGGCCACGTAGGTCGTGCTCATCCCCCGGCCCTTGGGGTCCGAGATCTTGTTGTTGCTCGACTGCTCCACCACGATCACCGGGATCTTCGGCCACGACTCCGGCCAGGAGTTCTGCGGGTGTCGGTTCGCGCCCGCAGAGGGCAATGAAGATCTCTCGGTACCGTTGCTCCTGATGCCAACGGATACGGTCATGGATGTTCTCCTCCTCCGTGCCCCAGTACAGGTGCCGGAGATTATTGCAACAGAGCCGGTTATTGCACACGTGGCAGGCGAGCCGCTGTTGCCCGGCCCTCGGCCCCTCGGGGAAGACTTTCAGATCGTAGTCAGGCAGGCCAGACCCGGCGAAGGCCAGGGCGAGCCGGTGAGCGAGCAGAAGCCTCGATCCCTGCCCGGCCTCGCGGACCACCCCCCGCTTCGGGTTCCCATGGCGGTCCAGGGAGACCCCGCCCGTCCATGGCCAGCACTCGTCGGGATCTCCTGTACGTACCCGGGCCCAGAAGCGGTCCCACAAGGTCCCTTTGATGTAGTGGCGCACGGTTATCGGCCCCCTCTCCCTTACCGCCAGTCCGATTCCTTGGTCCCGGGGTACACCTGCATCGCCAACTGCTGGAAGTTGCACATCTCCTGCGGTAGCACCTCGCCGTCCAGCTCGGGCCGCTGTCGGCAGTTCACCACCTCCAGGCAGAACTCCCGGTCCTCGTCCTTGAAGCAGCGGGCCTCGATCTGAACCTCGTACTTCAGCCCGTTCCACCCGTCGCGGACCAGATTGCCGGTCTTCTTCCCAGGCTTCCGCCGACTGTTCCCACTGCCGTCGGTGGTCTTCTCGTCCCGGGTGTACTCGTCCTTGAGCTTGTGCAGCAGCAGGACGTTGCACTCGTAGTTGTAGGCCTTGCGGATCAGTCTGCGGAACTCGGCGTAGACCGGGCCGTAGTCCTCAGGCATGACCTGGGTGAGCTTGCCGAACCGGGCCAGCTTCAGGCACGTGAACCACTCACTGGCGGTGTCGACCACCAGGGTCCGCATGGTCTTGAGCGCCGCCTCGAAGTCCTGGGCGCTGCGGAGCCAAATGTCGTTGGCGATCTTGGACACCTCCAGCGGTGAGAGCCCCGGCCGCACATCGACGTAGTAGGCGGAGTGGAACAGTTTGGACTTGCTGCGGTGGAAGGGGCCGCCGGGCAGGAACTTCGGCAGCACGTCGTCGCCCCCTGGGTCCATCTGCATGTAGGCCAGGGGGTACGGGGCGGTCAGACTGAAATGGGTCCGGCCCTCCCGGGGGAGCCCGTCGATGGCGGCGATGAGATGGCGCGGGGGATCGGCCTCCTTGAGTTCCTTGAACGAGGACCCGGCGGGGGCGGTGATGGTGGTACTGGTACTAGTCGTCGTGGTGATGGCCATGTCAGAGTAAGCCTCGCTTCCGTGCGTGCCCGAGCAACATCATTGCGTTGGTCTCCAATTCCCGATACGTGAACAGCAGATCCCAGACCCGGTACTGCGGCCTCGGCGGCCCGTAGTCCCCGTTGACGAAGTAGACCCGCAGCCGGGCCCGCACCGTCTCTAGGACCCAGGCGTACCACTTGATCTGCCAGAACCAATGAACGAACTTGCGGTCCTCGATCCCAGACCGGACGGACATCCAGGTCAGTTTGAATTCCTCGACCAGCAGGTCGTCTGAGTCCCCCGGGAGCCTGGGCCGTGGCGGCTCGTCGGTCAGGACGATGAGATCGGTGCTGGCCCACACGCCTTGGTGCTTCACGGCCAGGGGGCGGAAGGCCAGGGACCCCGACCGGCTGCGGCAAGCGGTGAGGTACTGGTCCACCGCCTGCCCGAGCCAGATCTTGGGGTTCTCTTCCAGGTCCTCGTAGAACTCGTCCCGCCCGTCCGCTGCTTGTTGCCGCTCGGTCTTGTTGTCCCCGAACCGCTCGGGGTCCAGGGCCACGCACAGGTCCTTGATGATGGCCGAGACGTGGATGCCGGGGTCGCGGTACGGCCGCGCCGTCCGGGGGAGTGTAGGCAGAGGCTCGGCGCGCGGGACGATGAGCATGGGGTCTCGTTGGGGGAGACTGACCTTGTGGGCCGTGGGTGACGAACGGGGGTCTGGGGCCGAACAATTAGCCCCGACCCCCTCAGCATCCTTCGCCTTACTCCGGGACCGCCGACACTTCCCCGTCAGCGTAGAGGAAGTACCCAGCCGACGCCGCCGCCTGCAGGAAGTCCTCCTTGATCACCCGCTTGGTGGCGGCCTTCTTGTTCTCCCCCTTCGGGTACCCGGCGAAGACCTTCTGGACCAGATCGGTCACCTTGATGTCCTCACCGTCCGCCTCCGCCAGCAGCTCCTTGACGTACTCGGCCAACGTCACATCGTCCTCGTCCAGCTCGCTCTCCTCGACCTGCTTGGCCTTGCCGTTGGTCTTCCCACTCGCGGTAGCCGTCGTGGTCTTGGTACCCCCCTTCGCCGCCTTCGCACCCTTCCCCCTCAAGGCCTCGGGCAGCTCCAGGATCTTGCTCACTTCCAACACAGTCTTCTCGCGCTGGTTCTCCCCACCGGCCTGATTGATGATCCCCCGGCGCACGGTCGCGGGCCTGCGGACCACGTGGACCTTGGTCCCCACGATGGCACTGATCCCCTCGTCCAACGCCGGGGAGGGGAATCCCGCGTTGATCAGCGAGGTCATGAACTCGATGTAATTCGAGCCCTTGTTCAGTGATCCCTTCTCGCCGGTCGAGACGATGTAGTCCCCATCGCTGGAGGGCGCGAAGTGATCGGGGTTGGCCGCCGAGAAGAACTGCTCGTGCAGATCCCCTTCACTGTCCTCCATGTCGATGCGGAGGCAGACCCACGGATCGGCCTTGCCGTTGTAGTCGAACAACTGAAACCCCGCTGCCTTGAACGTGACATCCACGTCTTCGATCAGCCCGCCCTGGACGGCATCCTCGGGCCGCAGGGAGACGCGCTTCTCATTTTTCGCCATGCGATTCACTCCTCAGTGTCACCGGCACGCTTCCGGTTGATCCGTGGGGGCGGTGCCGGAATCACCTCCACGGTTTTCAGGGTGCCCAGGAACCATTCGGGCACCAGATGCTTGTGCCGCCAGACGGCCCACTTGACCAGATCGTCGATGATGAAGGTCTCGCAGTAGTCGTCCTCGGCCCGCATCCCCCGTCCGCACTCCTGGACCAGGGTCTGCAGGGTCTGATACATCCCGTACTCCGCATCGCTGGCCTGTCTGGCCTTGAGGACCGGATCCCGCGAGTCGGGGAACGGGATCTTGACGATGATCTGAAACTCGCATTCCTCGTACGGGAAGTCGTACCCCGTGGTCACACTTGGGCTCACCAGGACCTTGCCGGAGTCCTGGTCGGCCTGCTTGAATTTGGTGATGGCGAGCCGGGTGCCTTCCGTCGAGTGCGTAATCATGCGCTCCCGGTGCTCCGAGTTCAAGTAGATTTGCTTGGCCCGCGCGTAGGACACCGTGTGGATGATGCCCTTGCGATCCGGGCGCGCGGCAAGGATCTGGTCGATGCGCGCCAGCCACCTGCGCTGGGCGGTGTGCTCCCAGGTGTGGACGACCCGGGCCGTGGGGATGTGGACCACGGGACGGCGGCCTGCCGGGAAGATCGCCGGGTACTCGGTCAGGTGCAGGTCCTTGTCCTGGATGCCCAGGTAGTGAGCCGTCTTGGGGCGCACGGTCGCCGAGGTCAGGATGATCCGGGGGATGCCCAGGAACAGGGACTTCTCGGCCCACGGCGCGGGCCATGCGGGCGTGAACACCCACTGCTTCTTCGGCTCGGTCCTGGTGTAGCAGACCCACGTGCTGTCCATCTTGCGGATGGTGTCCAGGATGGTCGAGAGCTGGCCCAGGATCCTGGCTTCCCCCACGTCGGCCATGTTGACCCTGCGGCGCTCGGAGTGGGCCTGTCTGATCTCCATGGCCAGTTGCTCGGCCTTGCCCGCGATCTTCACCCAGTAGTGCCCGGCCCACTGCGCCCACTGGTCGTAGTCGGCGTCCCCGTCGAGGGGCTGGGCTCCCATCTTGGCCAACTGCCACGCCTCCAGGCTCACGGTCAGGAACTCGGAGAGGGCGTCGGGCGCGTCGTGGGCTTCGTCCAGGACCAACAGATCGTACTTGCCGAGTCCCTTGCCGTGTTTGTGCTGGTGCATCCAGTAGGTGTAGTTGGAGACCCCCAACGCTGCCTGCTTCACCCGCTCGACATCATCGTAGTAGTCGCACCCCCCGGATTTCAGTGTGCAGTGGGCCCCCACACGACACGGCCCCTCGTCGCAGCCGATGATGTGCCCGGCCTTGATCTGCTGCTGGCCGAAGATGCCGTAGAGTTCCCCACCGGGCTGCATGGCGTTGCAGACGTAGGCGTTCATGCCCTTGATGGACTTGAGGCCGATGGAGGCGAAGTCCCGCGTCAGTTGGTCCTGCAGGGCCTTGGTCCGGGTCAGCACCATGGTGCGGGCCTTGAGGAGCACGGCCAGCATCGTGTAGATGAGCGACTTCCCCGCGCCTGTGGGCACGACCTGCATGACGAAGCGGGCGTCGGCCTCACTGGCGTCCCAGATGGCTTGGTCCTGGAAGGCCCGCCACTCGGCGAACCGCTGGGGCGCTCCGAGGAGGTTGGGCGGCGGGAAGAGAGGTTCCCTGGGCCGCTGGTAGCGGGCATAGACTTGGCGACTACGCACGGTCAGACACCGTGGCCGTACCCGGCATCCACCAGCTCGGTCAGGGCCGCCGTGACCCGGGCCTCGATGCTCTCGATCTTGCGCTCAGTGGTAACGGCGCGACGGGCGAGTTCGAGCCACGCCGGATAGTCGTTGGGGAGCAGGTAATCCACCTCCCGCACCAGGGCCTCGATCGTTGCGTTGCGTGCTTCATCGGCAGTCATACTGGTCTCCGTGGTCACCGTGGTCATCGGCCGTCGCCGCCGGTCATACCTGCGTCACCCGTCCGGGAGGCCCGACCGGCACTGCCTTCTTGGCCTCCCGAATCACATCGTCCTCGTTCACGCCATCCACGCGCATGAAGCTGAGGACCCCGATCTGGGCCCCCAGCGCCGCCGCTTCCCGGCTCAGTCCCAGTCGCATCCCGCCACGAATCGCCTGATGGACAATGGCGGCGACCCCGTTCATCTCGGCCGCCCATTCGGCCTTGTTCCTCACGCCCATGGCTTCCTCCCACTCACCGCCAGCACCAGCAGCACCGCCGCCAGCAGGATGAGCATGTCCTGGATCACCGCCAGTGGACTGACGGCCTGGAAGATCAGACCGAGGAAGGCAAAGAGGAGGAGCCAGTTCACGACTCGTCCTCGTCGACGGCGCGGAGCAGGTGGACGCGCGCCCGCTTCTCGTCGAGGATGTGCTTGAACTGACTCTGGATCGCCGTGAGGTACTTCTCGCGCCAGTAGCCCTTGGGCATCTTCAGGACCTCCGCCTTGAGCGTGGCGATGAGCCGCCGGGCCTCTCCGTGCGACCCCTCGGTCACGTGGCGCTGGATCACCGACTGCGCGTGCTGGATGAAGGTCTGGAACTCCTGGTGGAACTCCTCGTCACGCAGCGCCCCCATCATCGCGTCGAGCTGCTGGGTGACGCTGGGGACCGGCTCCATCTGCTCCAGGGTCTTGAGCCCACGATGGATGCACCAGCGCACGCAGTCACCAGGGGTCTTGAAGGGGAACCGCTTACTGCCGACGATGACGGCCACGGCGCGGTCGTGGCCCGGTTGGATCCGGTTCCAGACGCGCACCGAGTCGCCCTTATGGTCCTTGCTCGGGATGATGAAGTCCTCGGGTGCGTACTGAGATCGCCGAGCGTCGATGTCGTCGGCGTTGGTCGAAGCGTGTCGCGGCATGTACGTAGCTCCAGGGAAGGGGCGGCGCTGACCGGGCAGAGGTGGGGCGGCCAGCGTGACGATTGAGAGACCGTCGCATGGGAACGAGCGGCAGTGTATGAGGGAAAGCCCGACCGTGGGAAGTCCCACAATGTAGGGGGGTTTAGCGGCCCGGACCACTAGCGGTAGGGCTTGGGTCTGGGGCGTGCGCGGGCGGTCCTGGCTGCGGTCCTGGCTGCCCGATTGACGAATCGTACCCTGGCCGTCAGCGGGACGGTGGGGCGTGGTGACGGGCGTCTCAGGGCCCTGCTACTGCTACTACTGCCCTGGCCCTGGCCCTGGCTGCCAACTCTGATCAATGGTGCCTCCCTGCCTCCCTGCCTCCCTGGCCCTGGCCCTGGCCCTGGCCCTGGCCCTTGGGCCCTGGCCCTTGGGCCCTGGCCCTGGCCCTTGGGCCCTGGCCCTGGCCCTTGGGCCCTGGCTGCCTCCCTGGCCAGACTGCTAGTGTCCTGGCCCTGGCCATCCTAGGGCCATCCTAGGGCCCTGGCTGCCATGTCTGGCCCTGGCCCTGGCTGCCGAGAACTGGCCAGCTAGGCCAGACTGCACAGTCTGACCACCTAGGCCACATTTAACATGGATTTAACATCTGACCTCCTAGGCCTATGGTAGGCTGCCTATGCTCTTTACAACTGAATACCTAAGTCAGACTGACCTTACAGGTTCCTGCCTTTGGTACTGCCCCTGAGAGTGCTTTTCAGATTTCAGGAGTAGAGACCAATGGCTAAGCAGAATCCAGTTAAGGCAGTGTCGAACAAGGGCAAGGGCAAGGGCAAGGCAGTCAAGGCAGTCCAAGCCAAGGGCAAGGGCAAGGCAGTCCAAGCCAAGGGCAAGGTGCCAGCTAGGACAGAGGCAACCAAGGCAGGGGAGAAGGGGAAGAAGAAGCACTCTATGATTTTTCAGGGTGCCGAACTTGCCTCAGATCTCAAGGCTGCCTCCCAGTATGGGGACAACTACTACCTCCAGCCAAAGCAGCTAGCAGCTAACCAGGTTGCAGCCATCAACAGAGCACTGGCCAACCTGCCTTGTCACAAAGGGCAAGTCTGGACCTTGGACAATGTTGAGATCACAGCAAAGCTCAAGTAGCAAGCTGCAGTCGAGAACCCCCAAGGCCAGACTACAGGCCCTTAGATGCTACTGTGGCCTGTGCTACAGAGCAGACGAACAACCAGACTTGCTAACCATGGCAAGGCCTGCAGAGGCAATCAAGGCTGCCAGTACAACCCACTGGCTAGAGATCAGGGGCACAGAGTCAGAGTAGTTAACCTGCACTCTCAGGGGCAGTACCAAAGGCAGAGAACCCAGCTAGGTCAGTCTGACCAACCCAAGGGAGAACAGAATGAAAACTCTAACACTGGGCCTTGTCCTAGTTGCCCTGGCTGCCATGCTGGCAACTGGGGCAAGGCAGGCTGTAGACCAGTGGCAGGCTAAGCACATGCCAGCAATCAAGGTGCTGAGATGAGAATCGAGCCTAAGCTCTTGACCTACAGGACCAACCTAGGATCCCCAATCACAGTAGCTGTGGAGCAGTGGCAGGCCATTAACTTCTGTGGCCTGCTATTCCTCTGGTACTGGCCACTGCAGGGCCCTGAGACATGCTGCAGGATTATAGGGCCAGTGCAGTGTAGACCACTGGCTGAACCCTCAGAGTAAGAAACCCCTAACAGGCCCTTAGAACCTGTTAGGGGTTTTTTCTTGTACGCCGACTGCGGCCGTCGACCGTTGCCGACTGCCGACTGCCCTCAGTCCGTTAGCGGATCCCCGCCTCCTGGAGTCTCAGAAGTCGACGCCGGAACGCCGCGTTACTTCTCCGAGCCGCAGCCCCACGCAGGAGGGGACGGCCATTCGGTTGACGACCCGCTCGACGCCGACGGCCACCACGGCCCCCGCCCGTCGCCGGGACACACGCCATGGACACGAGATTTTTGCCGGTGAATGCGTACTGCATATTCTGTCTCCCTCCCCGCTTGGCTCCGGGGTGAGCATTCTGACCGGCTGGGTCCTTGACGCGACCTATTCCCCAGGCCCCTCAATGGGCATGGCGAAGCGCGACCATCGCCGGTTCACCGGCAGAGTATGGTGCCCACGACTGTCCGCTGTCAACTTCAGGGGCTTGCGGCTCCTCCCCTCGTTCCATGCGTCGACGACTTCCTGGGCGGTGAAGTACTTGTCCTCGTCGTGGCGGAGGAGGCCAGACTGCTTCAGGAAGTCCAGTTTCTGCTCCTCGCTCTGGAAGCACACGCAGCACCAGTACTCGGTATTGTTGGCGTCGGCCATCTGCTGCTGCGACTTCATCCGCGCCTTGCGCCACTCGACGTTCTTCGGGTCGTTCCGGCTGGCGGCGATACTGGCCAGTTCGACCTCGGCCTGCTGGACCAGTTCCAGCGGCGTCATCTCCAGGTCCTCCTCGGCCTGCTTCTGCGCTTTGCTCTGGATGCCGGACTTCGGCTTAGTCATCGGGCGGGCACCAGGGCCGCTGGTCCGCACCATGTGCCGCATCGGGGGTAGGGGTTTCTTCGCCATAGGGGTTGCGCGTCTCCTTGATCATTCGGGTCATCCGACTCATCGTGCTCGTACCGTCTTACTGGCCGTCCCGACGTTCCCCGCCGTGTCGTAGGCGCGGACCTCGATCCGGTAGTTCTTGTTCTTCGCGTTCTGCGGGGCGGTGCAGGCGTAGGGCGACAGGTCGTCGGTACACGCCAGCACGCCATTGACCGCCATGTCCACCCGCGCCACGGCGACATTGTCGGTGGCCTGGGCCGAGATGGTGAAGGTCGGGCCCGCCGGGATCCTATTGCCCGACGGCTCGATGATACTGACCACTGGGGACTGCGTGTCGGTGGGCGGGGGTCCGCCCTCGGTGGTCAGACATGGGGGGTTGGCCGCCAAGTGGGCGTCGATGTCGGCCTTGGCTGCGGCGCAGAACCAGTACTGGTGGTAGTCCTCCGGCGCTGGCCCTTTGCCCAACAAGGCCCCGTCACAGCTCGGGATGTTGTCGTAGTAGACACCCGCCAACTGGTGGGCCAGCTCCACGCTCGCCACGGCAATCGTCCAGTTGTAGCCCCAGAACCCCAACTGCGACCAGCCATAACTGAACGCCGGGTGCTTGCACGTCACCCCGACGTAGGTGTAGCCGCCGTACATCATCGCGCGGCCGGTGAACAGATGCGCGGCGTCTCGGGGGGTACTGACTGCATTGCCGTAGGCCGAGATCTCGTCGAGCGTGCCCTGTGGGTTGTCCGTGGCCGCCGTGAACGGGTCGGTCGCCGGGTCGGGAAAGGCGTCGAGGCGGACGACCTTGAGCCGGATGCCCAGGTCCCTCTCCCACCAGACATTGGACTCCGTCACCAGGGCGTCGAGCCACTGCTGGGGCGTGGTGGGGGCGATGCGCTGGGTGAACTCCCCGTCCATCACCACCAGCAGTTCGAGTTCGCGGACTTGCGTGTGGCCTCTAGCGGTCAGGGCGACGGCGACGAGGGCGGTCACCAGGGCGAGTCGAGTCGGTTGCATGTGCGGTCTCCTCCCGGCGGAGAGTATCGCTCATCTTCGGTCCCTCGCGTCCGATGAACTTGTAGAGCGGCTTCAGCAGCTCCGGCGGTGTGACCTTCTCGGCCCGGAAGAACTCCAGGTCGGCCAGCGGGAAGTCGTCGAGGATCTTGACCCAGTCCTCCGGCCAATGCTCCTTCACTGGTGTCGTGTAGCGCCGCATGATGCCGTCGAAGCTGCGGCCGATGAAGCGGTACTCGGGCGGCAGCATCAGGCCGGTGTGGTCCAAGGCCGCCTCGATGTCGTCGAGGTTCCAGGTGATCACTGGGTAGAACAGCAGGCCAGCGGGCGCGAACCCGCCGTGCTTGCGGTAGAGACTGGCCCGGATCGGGGAGTCGGCCGCCCGGATCCCGGTGGCGTGCATCGCCCCGATCTTCGAGCCTCCCAGCTTGTCGAGGCCGTACTGGGTCCGCACCTCGCCGAACAGGGAGTCCATGGTGAAATCAGGAACCTCCGCCATGATCCAGTCCATGGCCGCGATCCGGTCGGGCGGCTGGAGCTGGAAGTAGGAGAAGTGGTAGAAGCGGTACGGGTGAGGCAGTCTGACCGTCTGGGTCTTGAACACCCGCTCGTAGTACTCCAGGCTCCGTTCGATGAACCCGAGGTTGGGCACGTGGTACCAGAACACGGGGACCACGGTCTCGAAGAAGTGGTGGAGCGCAATCATCATCGCCAGCGAGTCCTTGCCGGTGGAGAAGGCGCAGGAGCAGGTGGTGGTCCCGCTCCGCTTGATCGCCTCTTTGCAGATGGTCTCGGTGGCTTTCCAGGCCTCGGGCCTGACCCCTTTGGGGGGCCAGGACCAGTTGTAGGTGCGGGCCACGGGGGGTCAGGCCGCCTGCTGGGACTTCAGGGCCTTGCCGCCCCGGATGGCCTTCATCGCCTTGAGCGCCACCGGGGTCTGCCGGGTGCGCTTGGCGAAGCTGCAGAAGGTCGTGCGGGCCTCGGCGTAGTCCATGCCGGTGAAGTCCACGATGTCGAAGTAGGTGGCAAGGCTCGGGGCCCTGCGTCCCTTGTAGCAGCGGGCGATGAAGGCCACCGAGCTGCCGACTCCGTTGGCGATGTCGGTCAGGGTGCGCCCAGCCACGATGATGGGGATGCCGTTACTGGCGGCCTTGGGGGCCTTGGGGGCCTTGGCCTTCCGGGCCCTGGCCTGGGGCTTCACCTGCGCGGGTCCCGTCGCCTGCTTCGGCTGCTTCTTGGGCTTGGCGGTCTTGGTCTTGGCGGTCTTGGTCTTGGTCTTCGTCGTCTTGGCCATCGTCGGTCTCCTTGGTCAGTGTTCGTGCGTCATCACTTGTGTCATCCGTATTATCACTCGGTACCACCCCGGTGTGAACCCCCATCCTGACCCCGATGGCCAGAATCTGCTGGCTCACACCCCGGTTGGCCACAATCGCCGGGTGCTGGGCGTCGGCGAACGACCAGTAGTGGTCCTGGGAGAGGATCACGTGGTCGACCAGCTCCACGCCCAGGACGTTGAGCACCACCCGGACGTTTCTGGTCAACGCCTCGTCCTCGGGCGAGGGCTCGGGCAGCTCGCTGGGGTGGTTGTGGGCCAAAAACACCCCCGAGGCGTTGGTGTAGGAGGCGTAGCGCACCAGGGCCTTGAGGTCACAGAGGACCCCGACCGAGGTGCCCTCGCCCATCACGGCGGCCCCGTTGACCTGCATGTTCGAGTCGGTGAACACCGCCACCATCCGCTCGCGGGGGAGGTAGGCGAGGTACGGCATGACGAACCGGACCAGCGCCCCGGTGTTGGGGATGGTGGGGCGGTCGGCCAGGGTGGCTCGCCCGTGCCGGTGCAGGCGCTCGCGGATGGCGAGGCCCTTGGGCATGACGGTCAGGGTCGGTGGGTCGAGCCAAGAGAACGTGGTGTGATCCATTGAGTCTCCATGATCAGTCTTCGTCTGTGCGGTCGTACTTGCTGTGGTAGTAGGGACCCTTGGCGTGGCTGTTGACGTAGTCGTGCGTGGGGGCCCGGCGATGCCAGCGCCAGCGGAAGAACATCCGCAGCAGCCACGTCAGGATCACTTCCCGGCCTTCTCCTTCTTGGTCTGCTGGCCCTGCTGCGCGGCCCGCTTCCGGCTCTTGGCGGTCAGACTCTCCCGCTGTCTGGCCATCACGTTGGCCACCTTGGCGGGGATGACGATGCGCCGGGAGCCCTCCTCGTCGAGGTACTGCAGGAAGATGGTGTCGCCTTCCTTCATGACACGCTTGGTCTGGACGATGAAGGTCGTGACCGGCCCGGTCAGATAGGGCACGGTCACCACGGTGGTGGCGGCGGTCGTCAGTACGTCGGGTCGGCCATCCAGGTTGTGGAGGGCGCGGTCGAACTTGTCCATCGTCGAAGTCGTCGGTTTGTCATCCATGGATCTTGGTCTCCGTATGCAGCGCCATGCCTGTCGTCGTCAGTGTCACTTCCCCCTGCCCCTCCACTTTCACTGTGGCCTTCCAGGGTATCCCCGCCACCTGCCGCCGGATCACCTCCAGCCGCTCGGGGCTCACGGGCCGGTACCACCCGCACGTGAACGTCTCGGTGTGGGCATAGTAGATCCAGTTGCTCAGGTCCTGGCCGTGATTCAGCAGCCAGATCTTGCCTGCCAGTTCCGTGTCCAGTTCGGCGACCTGCTTCTGGTGCCTCGTGATCAGGGCCTTGACTGTCTGCTCCTTCACGTCCGGGTGCTGGGCCTCCCGGGCCTTGAACTCCTCCTCGTCGATCATCATCGGCTCCAGGTTCATGAACGGCCGCCACGGCTCGGGCCAGTCGATGACGCCCGGGGACTTCAGGTACTCCATGTAGGTCCAGGCCTCCCTGTCACGGCGGGCAGCCCAGGAGCGGTTGATGTTACTGATCCTCCGCTGGCTGTCGGCCTTGATCTGCTCGGCCAGCGTCTTGCCCTCCTCGGTCGCCACGGCCACCTCCCGCCAGGACCACGAGCGGGTGGAGGCGTAGGTGAGCCGGATGGCCCCCTCGTGGATCTCCAGGCCGAACCCGGTGGTACTCGAGCCCACGGGCTGTGGGATCTGCAGTCTGGCCTGCAGGACTTGGTCGCAGTAGCGGGCGAACTTCCAGTGCGTCCCAAGCCGGTCGTCGAGCCACGGCTCCTGGTGCTCGGCCCGGGCGTGGTACCAGTGGCCCAGGGCATTGACAACCCGGGCCGCGAAGGCCAGATCGGCCGAGGTGAAGTCCTCGAACGACATACGGAAGTGGACCCTGGTCTTCAGAACCTCGGGCCACAGCATCTGGAGATCGTCCCCCTGCCCCAGATCCTTGGCGACCACGTGGGTCCGTAAGACCAGGGCTTTGATGTCAGGACTCAGGGTCTGCCACGCCGGATAGGCGATGCGGTCCCAGGCGCGGATGTAGTCGAAGGTTTTCATTGGTCGGTCTCCGGTGTCTTCCCAGCCTTCAGGTCTCGCTGGAACTGCTCCCAGGCGGCCTGCCGCTCGTGGATGTATCTCTCCAGGTCGTCTGCCCGCTCCTTCTCACGGCTCTGGTCAGACGGATCCTGGGTGCTGAACGGGTACTCCTGGTTCCAGCCCTCTCCCGTCACGGCGAACCCGGCATTGAACCCGGCCTTGAAGGCTCGTTCGATGGTCCAGTAGGGAGTGCTCATGGTCGATACCTCTTTCGGCTGTAGCGCGACAGATTCATCCACCGTTGCAGTGACTGCTTCCGCAGATCCGCGAGCAGCTTCCTCAGCGGCCTCCGCCGCACCGGCCTCGCCGCCTGGTTGAGCAGTGGTCTGGGCCACAGCCGCTTCTTGATGGCGTGGGTCCAGGGGCTGCCAATGGCCGGGAGGTGCGGGTTGCGATCATGCGCCATCGCTCTCCTCCACAGCCATCTGGAACACCGCCTCCAGCTTGTCGGCCATCAAGGACAGCTCCGCCAAGGCCTTCATGCTCTTGGCGCTGCAGTGGCGTTTGAGATTGCGGTCGTTCTCCAGGATCCGTACCCGCCGGACCAGTCCGCGCAGCCCCTTGTAGACCCGCTTGGCGTCAAGCTCCATCACGCTCCTCCTGCTCGTCCTTCCTGGCCTTCTCCCGCTCGGCCAGGATGCACTCGGCCGCGCCCTTCCCCTCGCTCCTGACCTCCTCCATCCCGTAGAACCCCCAGCACGAGTCCAGGGACTCCCCCTCCACGTCCTCCACCACGTAGCCGTAGATGTCGCCTTGGAGGAACTGGTCGTAGGTCTTGACCTCGCTGGTCAGTATCTCGGTCAGCTTCTGCAGCCGGGTCATCGTCAGCAGCTTCCAGCCCATGTCCGCCAGGGCCTTCTTCCGGGTCACGAAGATGTACCCGACCTGCCCGCTGTCCCACTGGCAGTTGGTCCCCGGTGGCCCTTCGCCCGGCCGCCCCGCCCACATGGTCATGCCGCCGTGCTCGTAGAGGCTGAGGGGCAGCTCCACGGCCACGGGGTCGCCGTCCTCACTGGTCAGTTCCTTCCAGCGGTAGTAGTCCTGGGGCTCGGCGAACTTGAACTGCTCCATCCCCTTCCGTGTGTACAGCCCCCCGTCGCCCAGTGTGGCCCTCCGGTGCCAGCACACCATGGTGCCCAGGTTGTCATCCTCCCGTGGGTCCTGGGGGTCGGGGTCCTGGACGATCCGCACCGTCAGGCCCTCTACGTCGAACCGCTCGACTTCGTACTCTCGACTCATAGCGTCCTCCACATCAGATAGTCCGCGAAGATGAACAGCAGGAACAGCAGGCTCCCCAGGCACGCCAGGGCGGCCCAGTCCTCCAGGTCCAGCGACGACAGCCAGTCTCTGATCCGCTTCATGGCTTTAGTCCCTCGTCGACCGGAACTCCAGCGGCTCACAGGCGTCCATCTCGGCCCGCAGGAGTAGATTCCCACGCCCGTCGGCCAGCCCTGTGACCTCCAGGGCCGTCACGATGTCCCCCTGGTCCCGCTGCTTGATGGTCAGGGTGAACCCGCCCACTCTCGACTGGGGCCCGGCCTCGATGCGCTGTGTCTTGCCGTCGATGTCCAGCTCCAGCCACCAGTTCCGCACGTTCCTAGGCATGGGGCCCCTCCGCCGTCTCTGTCATGAACCCGCCGATGATCTGTCTGGCCTCGTGGTCCGTGTACCCCTTCCCCACCAGCCGCTTCATCTCCCGGTACCACCGGAGCTGGGCCAGCACCTCCTTCCTCTCCCGCTCGGTCAGCTTCGGCACCCCCAGGACGTACTCCTCGTCACTGGCGGCCTCGAACGTCCAGGACTGCAAGGCCAGATGCCTGATGATGCTCCTCTCGGCCTCGTCCCGGCTGTCACACCCGTTCTCGGTGTAGTAGTTCTGCCCCGAGTACACGTCGCACCATGTGCCCCAGCCCTGGGCCGTCGGGAACACCACGTACCAGTTGCCGTAGACCTGTCCGGTCAATGGGCCCTGGTCCAGCCGTCCCAACGCCTGCCGGACCAGCTCCTCGACCCCCTCCACGGCCCCCTCCTCGGTGGTCCCGTAGGCCTCGATGGGCCCGACACTGGCGACGTAGCCGGTGATGACGCCTCGGATCCCCTTCTGCTTCCTGACCTCGACATCGATGGAACGCTTCATGACTCCCCCTCCCTCCCGTCCCTGCTGTCCCTCCACCACTCCCACACCGTCTCCGCCAACTCACTGGCCGACTTGGCCAGACCCACCGCCAAGTGGGAGAGCAGGATCGCCGTGACGACCATGGCCCGCATCCCTACTCCTTCTCCCCGACCACCCACACCAATTCCTGCTTGGCCCGGGTCACGGCCACGTAGGTCAGATTCTTCTCCTCCTGCTGCGCCACGGCATTGACCCGGTACTTGGTACACCCGCACCCCTTCGGACACGCTTCCTTCCCCTGGTGCCGATGCCCGCAGTCACACGGTACTGGCAGGTCCAGGGTGTCCCGGAGCACGAACACCCGCTCGGCCTCCAGCCCCTTGGCCCGATGCACGGAGCTACAGACGATGAACCCGGGCAGGTTGGGGTTTACGTCGAACAACTGGGAGAGCCGGGTCGACACCTCACTCACCGACGTGATGCCGTCCGCTACCACTCTCAGGGTCTCGGCTTGATCCCTGACGAAGTCGGCCCGGCGCTGCATGTCCCGCTCCTCGGCCCGCCGCACCTCCTCCATCTCCCACCGTCCCAGGGCGTCGAGCCAGTCCTCCACGCTCCCGGCCTCCTTGGCCAGTCTCACCGCCAGGGCCTTGAGCCCCTTGCCCAGCTCGTTGCCCTGCACCCGGGTCCGCTTCCCGGCGCGGATCAGGCTCATGGCCACGGCAATCATCGGGGCGTTGATCCGGGAGAGCATGAAGTCCTCCGGCCCGATCTGCTCCAGCATCTGGTCCATGCCCACAGTCCGTACTACCCCTTCTGGGTTCTCCTCCCCGGCCTCGAACTCGGGCACCAGCTCCTTGGCCACGGCCACGATGGCCTTGCCGCACCTGTACGTGGTGTTGAGCGGGAGTACATCAGCATCCAGCTCCTGCTGCAGGGCATCGAGGGACTTGGTGTCCGCGCCCCTGAACCCGTAGATGGCCTGCCGGGTGTCCCCGACCGCGATGATGCGCCCACCGGGCTTGCACACCCCCTTGGCGATGGCCACTTGTAGTGGGTTCATGTCCTGGCGCTCGTCGATGACTACGAGGTCGTAGGCGGGGACCATCCAGTTGTTCCTGACCGGCAGGAACAGCATGTCGGCGAAGTCGATCCCCGCCGGGGGACGGACGGTGGCGGCCGTCTCCAGGACCTGGAGGGTCAGTTCCGCCAGCCGCTCGGGCTGCCAGCCCATCATCTTGAGCTGGTCGTCCGGCGACAGCTCGTACTCCACCATGATGTCCATGATGTCGTCGCGGGTCGGGAAGGCGGTGAGTTCCCGGACCTGCTGGTTGAGACTGGCCATCAGTCTGACCACGGAGAACGGGGCCTGCACCGCCCCGGGCTCCAGGCTCAGGATCCCCCGCCTGTCCGCGCACCCCACCACCGTCCTGGCCAGATTCCAGTGACGGTTCTGGTTCTCGTCCACCCGCACCCCACGCCACACCCGCTTCACGCACTGGAAGCCGATGGAATGGAGTGTGAAAGCCTCGGCTCCGGGCCGGGTCAGGCGGCGCTGGAGTTCGGTAGCGATGGACTTGTTGAAGGCCGAGAGCAGGGCCAGGGGGTCGGGGGCACGGTTGACACCCTCGATGATGGTGGTGGTCTTGCCGGTTCCCGCCTTGGCCTCCACGACCAGATTGCGCTTAGTGTTACGTTCGGGATGCTCGATCCACTCGAAGATGGCCTGCTGGGCAGGGCTCCAGTGTCGTACGGTCTGTAGGGTCATTGCGCGTTGCCTCCGTGTGAGTCGTCGAAATCGCCGGTAGAGTCCGAGCCTTACCGCCACTTCCTCGTCAGGACTTCGAGGCGAGGCGTCTGGTCGCACCCCAGATGGCGATGCCCGCACCCGCCACAATTACGGCGAGGAAGTCGATGGCGAACAGGATGCCTCTGAGGAGGCGGATGATCTGGTCTGCTTGGTCCGGGGTCATGTCCGGTACCTCCCCCGGGTCTGCAGCACCCAGTCGATGTAGTCCTTGGCGGCCTGCTCGCTGTTCCAGATCCCGCTCCAGTTCCGCACGCTGCACACCAGTTGCGGCTGGCCGTCGGGGTGCGGGACCGTGTGCCAGTAGATGCGCTCGCCCCGGTAGACGGTGTCGGTGTCACTCATGTCCGTTTCTCCCTGATCTCCGTCACGGTCTCGGTCTCCGCGATCCGTACAATCTGGTAGGCCGTGGTCAGGTCATTGGGCGCGCGGTAGCACTCGGGGATGGCCCCGCTCAAGTACCACTCCCCCGCCTTCGGCGGTCTGAACTCCCCGGTCAGTATCCCGTGGCGCTGTGGCCGCTTGCCGAGTACGGATATGAGGCTGTCGCTGTGCAGCGGGTAGAACTTGGTCCTATTCACTAGGCACCCCCTCCACCGCCCCACGGGGGATCCCCAACTGGTCCCAGGTCTCGTCGGTCACAAACGCCATCCGGCGCTTCAGGACCGCCTTGGCACTGGCAGGGTCGAAGATCCGCTCCACGGCCTCCTCCTTCACCACCACCCAGCCCCCCGTCCGGTACGGGTTCTTCTGCTCCTCGGGGTCGGTGGTCTCCCTGACCGAGATCAGGATCACGCCCTTCGCCATCAACGCCTTGCACTTGTCGCACGGCTCCTGGTTCAGACACACCCCCCTGGGAGCTTCGGCGTCGTCCTTGAGTCGACCGAACAGGACCACGCCCATGGGCTGCATGCACACGAAGCACTGCATCAGGCTCGGGTTGATGCCGTGGCGCTCGGAGATACGTATTGAGTCTTTGGTCCCCATGGTCACTTCCCCTCCTGGTGATCCCGAATCGCATCACACACGTCCCGGCTGGCGGCCAGGATGGCGAACACCAGCGCCTCAGTGAGGTAGTACGCCACCTCAATCGCGTTGCCCTCGACTTCGAGCTTGTTCGACTCGGCCCGCTGCAGGGCCTTGAAGGCCCGGTCCTCGTAGGTCTGACCAATCTGTCTGGGTGGTAGCATCACTTCTCCCTCGTCGCTTTCGCATGGGCCTCAATGGCCTCGGCCACTCGCATCCCCACCGCCATGAACCCGGCGGTCATTCCAGCCACCAAGGCCACAATGAGCGGGGCATTGTGCATCACCGACGCGCCGCCGTACTTGGCAGCGATCCGTGTCGCGGCCTGGAGCGACTGCTCGGTGTACAGCTCGTACTCAGTGGAAGTCATCACCGCACCCCCTCTCGTTCTTCCTTCTCCAGCTCCCGGACGAACCGCAATGCCGTCGTTAGGAGCATTTGGTACTGTCTATCCACCGGCCCTGACGGCCCTTTGGCCTCTCGCTGTGCCACAGCCACCGCCTCCTCCAGCAGCACCCCGAGCCGATGGGTGTCGTGCCGAGCGTTGCCGAGTTCGGCTTGGGCAATGAATGAGAGCAGCGCATCGAAGGTGATCGCGGCGCGGTCTTGGTGGGTCAGCGCCATCACCGCACCCCCAGTGCCACCATCGTCCCCACGCCCTCGGCCTGCCGCTCGGTGAGGTAGATGAACCCGTACGGGGTATTCACCCCCTCGCGCCGGAGGACGTACTTGACGAACGTGATCTGCCCCTGATGCACGATGGCGTCCTTGACGAACACCAGCGGGTCGCGGAGCAGCAGCTCGCCCTCGATGCGGTCGGTGATGAACTGCGCCACCAGACTGACCGCCGAGGCTGTGGGCTTGTGCGTGGGTTTGGTGGTGATGGTCGTGGTCTTGCCGGTCCCCGCCACCGCAGCGCCCTGTTCGGCCTGGGCCTGGAGCTGCGCCTTGGTCGCCAGCAACCGGCTCGGGGTACTGGGCGTCTTGACCAGATCCCCCTTCACCGCCCGTGGCTGGGCCTTCTGATTGGGTCGCTTCGTCATCCGTCTCGACGTAGTGTGCTTGGTCATCGGTCTCTCCATTCGTGTCACGAGGTAATGTTCCGTGCGTCGTACTCTACAGTCTACGGTCTCCGTGGTCAGTCTTTGGTCAGGTCGCGGCGGCGTTCCCATTGACGCCAGTCACGCGGCAGGAATCCTCCTTTCACGATCCACTCGTCCAGGGCCTCGACGAGATCGACCAGCCGGTCGGTGTCGTCGGTCGGCGCGCGGCCCTCGTTCTCGATGTAGCGCCGGATGTCCCGTACCAGCTCCCGCTGCTCCTTGAGATTGGCGTCGGGGTCCATCAGCCGTCCTCCCCCTCGATGTAGGCCACATCCACCAGCAACGCCCGATCCTGGGCCGACATCGAGGCCTCGTACGCCTCCCAGTCCGCCTTGTATTGCGCCGGGGTCTTATGCAGGAGACCGTAGCGGCGGGTGGTCAGCACCTCGACGTACGCCCCGGCCTGCCGCTTGATCCCCTTCTCCGCGATCGGCGCGGCAGCCTCCACCGAATCGCTGTGGCGTGTGGTCACCACTAGGGCGTCAGGCGGGAATTTCCTGAGCACGCGAATGAACTCCTTGACTGTCATGACATCGCCTCCATCAGCCGTACACCAGCTCCCCGAACGTCGCCATCTGCAGGACCACGTCGGCCGTCACGGCGTCCCAGTCCCCGGTCAAGGCGTCGGCGAGGTGCTTCCCGGCCGCCGGGAACTTCTCGTGGTCGGCCCGGGCCAGCTTCTCCAGCCCCTCCACCATCCGGCGCGGGGTCACCACGAACCGCTTCCGCGCCGCCCCCTTACTGGGCTCGCGCTCGGCCACACGTACCGATGTGTAGTACCACCCACAGCTCTGGACCGGTGCGTTGGTGTCACGGTTGGTCTGCACCTCGTCGAACTCGGCCCAGTACGGGCACCCCTGCTCCACGGCGGTACTGAGCAGGTCCTGCAGCGTCTCCAGTCTGATCTGGACGGTGAACTCGACGAACACCGTGGCCGGTCTGGCCGGTCTGGCCTGCTGGTCCTTGGTCATGGCAACTCCTCCTCCTCCACCAACTCGGCCCCCACAGGCAGGTCGGGGTACCGCTCGCTGTCCTCCCGGCAGTCGCCCCGGAAGTCGGTGCGGTGGTACTGCCCACAGCAGCCGCACTCGACGAACGTGTTCACGCGCGGGCCCTGGGGAATCCCCGCGCCTTTCACCAGCCCCGCTGGGGTCGTGGCCTTCATGGCAGCTCCTCCCCGCCGCACGACTGCGGCACCTTCTCATCAATCCGGGCATGCTGGCTCATGCCGCACCGCTCGCACCTCCGCACATTGATCGGGTCCTTGGTCGTCCCATACGGCCCGAACAGCGTCCGTTCCCCGATGGCCCACCGGCTCCACTGGTGCGGCCGTCTCGGGTGCCACCGCAACCGGCCACCCAGGCTCAGAAGCGCCCGGATCATGGCAGCTCCCGCACGTTCCCCACCGTCCCGAGGAACTGCCGGTGCTCGTCGAACACCGACAGCAACAGGCCCCCCATGATGGGCTGGGCGGTGAACCCGGCCACGTGTACGTACGCAACCTCCCCGTCCCCTGTCCAGCCGGTACTCGACCAGCCGTCAATCACCAGTCTGGTCGTGCAGGCCCAGCCCTGGAGTCTCCGTACCCCACTGCGTCCGTGTGTCTGGTAGCGCATAGTGTCCTCCCCTCTAGTTCTCGTAGATGCGGTCGTCGATGTACTCGTCCAACCGGCCCCTCAAGGCCAGACGCAGGACCATCAGCATCCACTCCTTGTCGCTCATCTGCTCGTCATGGGGCGCGTCGGTCAGGTAGAAGGCCCGCGCCACCGTCTCCCCCAGCAGGACCTGGGCCGCATGAGAGATCGGGACCCTGGCCGCTGTCGTCTTGGTCATGGTCCCTGGCGTCAGCTCGAACTCCACGCCGTCGACTACCTCGCGTATCTCGACGTTGTTGCTCAGGGCCCACTCGTAGGGCACCAGAACGTGCTCGTACGACCGCCTCGCCCCGGTGTTGAGCCCCGTGCCGGGCATGAGCAGCGAGGGCAGCAGGTTCACCACGGCAGTCCCGGCCAGACACCCCACGGTGCCGCACCCGGGCCGCCCCCGCTCGCTCACGGGCTTCAACTGCTCCATGAGCCCGTCGACCCTGAGCCAGTCGCCCATGTAGCACTGGACCTCGTCCTCGCGCTCGATCACCGTGATGAGCGCCGTGATGTTCTCTCGTTCGTAGTCAGTCAGCATGATCAGTCTCCCTTCTCCTTCTCCCGTACGTACTCCTGGCACGCCTTGAGCAGCCGACCCTCTATCTCACGCTGCCTGTCCCCCGCCTGATTCAGGAGGCGGCGGGCATGGTCGAGCACCGCCTGCTGATGGTCATGCTCGGTGGTGATGCTCCGAATGTGTGCAGGGCACTCCGGGTCATTGAGCACCCGGACGACCAGCTCGATGTCCTCCGATTTGAAGATCCCGTCGGCCATCACGTCCCCCCTCACACCCGCATGGGCATGACGATGGCTTCCATCTTCAGTCCGTCGTACTCCGACCGCACCCAGAACTGGTCCTCGACCGGCTTCTCGCCCTCCGGTACCCGGAACTCGAAGTCCAAGCTCGTATTCCGGGTCGCCTTCCCCTCCGACCGCAGGGCCATCACCGCCTTGATCAACACCGTCAGCACCTCGGCGCTGAGTCTGACCTTCAAGGTCTTGGTCTTCTTGTCCCACTTCGGCTTGACCTTCTCCAGCGTCGGGAACGTCCCAAGGCCCTCCACCGTCTCGTCCTTCAGCGTCACCACCGTCGGGACACTGAGGTCCGTGGACACCAGCACGGTGGCCTTCTTGGCCTCGTCCCGGGTGACCTGGACCGTCTGCAGGATCGGGATCGTCGCCTTCCGCGCCGTCCCCTTGACCAGCCGCTCGATCATGTCCGCCGGTACCAGTACCGGCTTGGTGATCTTGGTGGCCTTCCCTGCGCCCTCCACCTTGGGGAAGTCGGGGTCTTGGTACCCAGCACTGGTGTCTGTGAGAATGAGCGCCAGATGCCCGTTGGTCGACTCCAGCGCCCCATCCGGCTGCACCTGCACGGCGCTCAGGTAGTACCGTGTGTCCTCGCCCGTCACCGCCTGCTTGGCGGCGTTCAAGAGTTGTCGTTTGATGATCATTACCGTGTCTCCCTCACCCGCCTGCAGTGCGTGTCCTGCACGATCAGGGCGTACTGGTCCCGGCCCGGCGGCTTGTCGCCTGTCAGCCTCCGCTCGATCTCCATCACCGCATCGCCCTGCGAGTCGGCGAAGATCACGACCGTGACCTGGGCCTCGAACTTCGTCATCTTGTCGGCCATTGCTCGGCTCCCTCCTCACTTCCATGTCGAGGGCTATCCTGCTTCACCCTCGGCGTACCGCGACTCACAGTCAGGGGCGGCACTCGCGGCGGTTCATCGACCGTTGCCGGTCTCCCCGTTCCCGCCAGTTCTTGTTGAATGGCTCCCTCTTCAATCCCGTCCATTCGGGAGACCCCCCACCCACGCCCAGTCACACTGGCTCGGACGCCTCATGGCGGCTTGCTTCACACTTCGATTGGCTGCTTGGTCGCATGACGTGGCCGTGGTGCCCGTTCCGGCGGCTCGGTCTCAGGGCGCGGCTCGTCGTCGCGGCACGGGTGAATGATGGCCCTACTCTCCTCCATCGGCCGTGCGTGTTTGGTGGTTGGTTTCTAGGAGCTGGCGATGGCGCGGGTCGGCCTTGATACCGACTGGTGGATGAAGGGGCCGGGATCGAACCGGCACACCCGCCTCCGTGCTCTGGCGTTGCGGGAAGTACGAGGGCCTTGTCCTCTCGTCCCACCGATCCAAGCTCCCCGGTCACCCGGTCTCTCGGCTTGCCAGTCACCCGCGAGCACTGCGCGCACGTCCTTGCTTGCTTCCGTGCTGCCGCGCCATCACTGTCACTCTAGTCCACATGGCGTGGTCGGCTCATCCCCGTCGCAACCCTGGTCTCGTAGCTCCAGAGCGGGTGCTCCACGCTGGTCCTCATGTGTCGGTCGGCCCCACTCGACGGCTCCACGCCTGGGAGGATGAGTGCCGCACCCGTTCCGGTGGCTCGGTCTCGGGGCGCTTGCGGCACACGCTCTCAGGCGGTCGGCCTTGCTTCTCACAAGGCACCAGTACTCCTCACGGCTCCCGTGTCTCAGTCACAGAAGCCATTCGTCAGCGGCCGTTCCGAATCGCGGTCTCGGGTCGTTGGGGTGAGCGGCTGGGTCATCGCCATGTCTACTTGGCGGCCTGTCCCTGGCCCTCCGTTGTGGCGGGGTCATCCAGGGCATGCTCAGATTCAGTTGTCACGTCGTGGTCAGTAGCTGCAATCAAGGCTCAGACTGACCAGACAAGCCCACATTATACACCCAACCACCTAGGCCAGACTGTCCTATTTTGAGACACTTTCCAGGCTGCCAGGACCTAGCTCAGCCATAAGCCCCAGAGCCCAGTAACTGACCTCCCTGGCCCGGCCCGCAGTACCCTTGCCAGACCCCGCCGCAGTACCCCGCTGGCAGCCCAGGGCTACCCGGTAACACCGAATTCCTGTTACCCTGCCTGCCCAGACCCGTCGATGACCCCTGATTCTGGAGCCTAATTCCCCGTGCCCGGCCACCGTACCACCACCCACCGCCGCAACGCCGCCAACGCTCGTAAAGGCAAGACTCGTAAGAAGATCCCCGGCGAGTTCAAGGGCGGCCTGGACCACCTGACCAACCCCGAGCCCCCGCACGGTGACGATGGGGGTGTGACGGGTGAGCCCACAGGGCCCGCCCCGAGTAACGGCATTGACACTTCCCCATCTGATGGCCCCGGCCCCCAAGGTCAGACTGAGGCCGGGAAGGCCAGTCTCGTCGGTAAGCTCCCGCGCATCGACCTCGGCAAGCCACTCCCGGAAGTCGAAGAGGCCGTGCCGCTCGAACCCGACAAGATCCCGCATGACGACGCCAAGCCCCAGCGGCTGACCAAGGAGCAGCGCCGGGTCGAGGCCCTCAACTACCGGGCGGCAGGGTACGACTACCGCGAGATCGGTGTGGCCCTGGGGGTCAGTGTCAAGACGGCGCACCAGGACGTGCAGGAGGCGTTGGCGTACTTGCGGAAGTACGAGCGCATCCTGGCCGAGGACATCCGGGCCCTGGACCTGACGCGGCTCGACAAGATGATGACCTACCTGTGGCCCGCCATCGAACGGGGAGAGACGTACTCCATCGCCCAGGCCCTGAACATCATGAGCCGGAGGGCCAAGATGCTCGGACTCGACGCACCAGTCGAAGTGGACCTCAACATCCGGCGGCCGTTAGCGGAGGCGACGATGGACGATCTGGTCTCCCTGGCCAGACGGCTGCAGGAGTCCAGACCGATCCCCCAAGCGACACTGAGTACCAGCACCCCGCTGGTGATCGAAGGGGAGGCGCGCAGGGTCGATGAGGTGTTGCGGGCGGACATCGCAGCCCCGTTCGACCAGTTCACCGAGGAAACCCCGCCCACGCCGAGTGAGGAGCCCTGACACCATGAACCAAGACGACACACCCAGCCTAGAGAGCCTGCAGACCGAAGTCGTGGACGCGCTGATCGAATCCGCAGAGGCGATAGGAGGCAGTGAACGGGACCAGTTGCTCGCCATGGTCCACGGGCTGGTCGTTCGACTGGAGATCTGCCTGCGGTACCAGTGGGTACTCAACGATCGGAACGTGCAGACCACCGGGCTCGTCCTCGTCGAGGCGTGCCGTGGTTACTACCAGACGGCGAAGGCCAGGACCGTCAAGGCCAAGGCGGACACTGGCCACACGGACACGGTCAACTGATGCCTCTCACCGCCCTGACCTACGAGGATGTCCGCAACGAGCTGGGGTACCGCCTGTCCGAGACCCGGGGCGGCCTCCGTGAATACACCAAGCTGGCGTGGCCCATCGTCGAGCCCAGGACCCCCCTGGCCTGGACGTGGTTCCACGACGCCATCTGTGACCATTTGGAGGCGGTGACGTTCGGGGACATCAACCTGCTCCTCATCAACATCCCGCCCCGCCACGCCAAATCGACCCTGGTGGCCATCATGTGGCCCACCTGGGAGTGGGGACCGGGCGGACTGCCCCACACGCGCTGGATCTTCAGCTCGTACGCCCAGACTCTCAGCCAACGGGACTCCCAGCGCCGCCGCCTGATCATGGACACGCCCTGGTACAAGTCCGGGTGGTCGCACGTGTTCCAACTGGGGAAGCAGAAGTTCACCCCGGATGGTCAGATCAAGTACCAGAACGACAAGATGGGGTACCACCTCAGTACGTCAGTCTCGGGCTCCAACACGGGAGAGGGCGGCGACCGGCTGGTGGCGGACGACCCGCACAACATGAAGGAGATCCACTCCGAGAACATGCGCGCGGCGGTGGTGCAGTGGTGGGACGAGGTCATGGCCACCAGAATCAACGACCAGCGCAAGGTCGCCAAGGTGATCATCATGCAGAGGGGGCACGAGTCTGACCTCTCAGGCCACGTGCTCAACAACAAGGCGGGGTACGTCCACCTCAATCTCCAGGCCGAGTTCGACCCCAAGCGCCGCTGCTTCACCCACCTCAACGACGGCCGCCCGTTCTTCACCGACCCGCGCACCGAGCCCGGGGAACTCCTCTTCCCCGAACGCTTCCCCCAGCCCGTGATCGACCGCCTCAAGATCGACCTCGGGAACGCCTACGCCGCCCAATTCCAACAAGACCCCACACCAGCCGAGGGTGGGATTCTGAAGCGGTCGTGGTGGCGGTACTGGGCCCCGGCCGGACACGAACTCTGCGGTACCCCCGATGAGAATGGCCGTCCGATCCTGCCCCTCCCCCCACGCTTCGAGGAACGTATCGACTCGTGGGACATGGCCTTCAAGGACCGTGAGGAGCACTCGTATGTCGTAGGCCAAGCCTGGGGCCGTACCGGGGCGCTGGCGTTCCTCATCAACCAGAAGCGCGGCCACTTCGACTTCATCGAGTCACAGACCCAGGTCCGCGCCCTCCGACTCTGTCACCGCCAGATCCCCAACGCGATCCTGGTCGAGGACAAGGCCAACGGCACGGCCATCATTCGGACCCTCCAAGACGAGGTCCCGGGGATCCTGAGCATCGAGGTCGACACGAGTAAGGAGGCCAGGGCCCACGCCATGAGTCCACGACTGCAGGCGGGGAACTACGTCATCCCCTACCCCGCCCTCCCGGGGTACGAATGGGTGGCCCGTACCGGCAACGCCCACAACGACAACCCCCCGCCGTACCAGCCCGGGGGGTTCCTGGCCGTGGGGTCCTTCCTCAACGAGCACACCATGTTCCCCAACTCCGCCAATGACGACCAAGTCGACGGGACCACGCAGGCGGACAAGCGGCTGTTCCTGCAGCAGGAGTTCACGGAGACGAATTTCTGGTCCGGCGGGGAGTACTGAGCCTGGGTGCGGACCACGGAATCCGTCCGCTCTCTTAGTTTAGTAGTACTAACAAGCCCTGGAAATTGTGCCTTCGGTGCTAAGTCTCCTGGAGTGCCCAGTAACCTGTAGTGCCCAGAGTGCTAAATACCCTCGACCCGACGGCCGTTTGTTTCCCCTTGCCTAATACCCCCCGAATCTCTAATCTATCGTTCTATGTTGAAGCCTCCCATGCCGCCGCCCGTCCGCGAGGTGATGGGCGATGACGAGTTCCACCGGGAGATGCAGGAGGCGCTGGCCTCGGTGGTCACGGGCCCTGCACCCAAGCCCCCGCCCTGCCAGGACAACATCACCCAGTTCGAGGGCCGTCCGTGCAAGCGGTGCGGGGGGACACGACGGTACTTCTCCAATGGGGCCTGCGTGGCCTGCATCACGGATCGCACCCGGCGCACCAGCAACAAGGCGGTGCGGGAGCGGGCGGCGAAGGAGTACGACCTGTGATCGAGCAGCGCACCTGCCAGAACTGTGGCGGGCCGTACTGGCTCAGGCTGCCCACCGACCCCTTGTACTCGAAGCGGTGGTGCCCGGTCTGCTTCCCCAAACTGACCACCAAGACAGCGGACCAGATGCGGGCGCATGTCAAGAAGGCCAACCCGCACCGCAAGGAACGGTACCCTGACCCGGCTCGCGCCAGTGACAAGGTGGAGCTGGAAGCCCATGGTGGGAAGTTCCGCTCCGGGTACCGCCACATCACGGGGAGCGCCCCCAAGTGCCGCCCCAGGGACCTGCAGGCCGCTGCTATCTTTGCCCGCAAGGTCGAACGCGCCTTGGACGAGGCCACGTTCAGCGAGCACGAAGGCGGGTTCGGGCTCAGTAAGACCGAGCGCAATCGGCTCAAGCGCATGGCGGTGCAGTGGAACCGTCGGGCGCGTGGCGAGGATGCCCGCTTCAACGTGGTCGGGAACCGGCCCGGTCGGTTGGACTGGACCGAGGAGCGGAATCTAGTGTGGGAGAAGAAGATGATCCGGCTGAAGGTGCGGAACGAAGGAGGCTACTGTGACTGAGACTATGACGCCGCCGACACGGACCCCGAAGAAGAAGCGCAACCCCCAGGACACCACGCTCCGCAACACCAGGGCCGCGACGAACCGCTTGGCCAGACTGACCAACACGGTCGACAGCATCCGGGTCGACCTGGTACGGGTACGGGCCGATGGGGAGGCGCAGACCCGGCTCCTGTCGGCGTTCGACAAGCGGCTGGCCAACGTCGAGAGCCAGTTGCGGGACGCCCTGAACACGCTGGCCAGACTGGCGGAGTCAGTTACGGCCGATGATTGATTTGCGCCGCTATCTGCCGCAGGCCACGGGCGACGAGCCGCTGGCCTTCCGGTACGTCAACATGGGGACCGATTGGCGCTTGGGCGGGCCGCTCGGGCTGCTGCTTGGGGGCATTCAGCGGGCGAGCATGGTGTACTCCCTCTACCAAGCGAAGTGGCTGGTCCGCGTGCCTCTCGGTGAAGACGGCTACGCGGGCGTGCAGTGGCCGCCGCTCTTTCAGGTACGTCTGCGGCGGGAGGAGGGTCGATACTTGCGCGTCTGGTTCGGTTGGCGCTACGACCACAACTGCGGCGATGGTAAGAACCTGCCGCGCGAGCCGGTTCACGACCCACCGGGGGCGTATTTCCTCGACTGGTGGATCACACGCAATGCGAAGGAGTAGCCGCCCTTTCCTCCGCACAGGAGCCGACCCCATGATTACGAAGAAGTGCTCAAAGCATCCCAGTTACCAAGCTAAGCGACCGCCTAAGGACTGCAAGGTCTGTTGGTCTATTTGGCGCAAGACTCACGGCATTGCTGGCCGCTAGCATAGGAGCCGACCCTATGAGCAGGACAAGGTCACCAAGGACAGAATCCCCTAGAATCCCCAACCAATAGGGCCCCACCCCGACCATCGCCACTACCTGTGCTATCGTGTCCGGGCTTTCTCCCTTACGCCCCAGGAGACCCGGACCATGGCACAGCGCCCCAGCACTCGTCGCGCCTGCCCGAGCCGCGATGAGGAGTTCGACGAGGATCTAGAAGTCGATCTGTACGGCGACAGCGGCGACGATCCCGATGTCCTCGACGGCATGACCGACGCCTTCGAGGCCCTGCTCGAACGCCACGACCGGCTGATTCGGGTCGGCGATCCCGGCGGCTTCACCATCGCCGGTGACAACGACGAAGACGACCTCGACGACTCCGACACGGACACCCCCGCTGCCCACGATGACTCAGACGAGGACTAAGACCCCATGACCGGCCGCATCAAATCCGTCCAATACGCCTACGCCTTCGTGGTCAGTGATCGTGAGCCCGAGGTCGCGCGCTTCTTCTACCGCGACGACATCATCAACGATCACCGCCTGGAGCTGTTCGACCTGACCCGGGTCCTGGTCCCGGGCCTGCTGGTCGACTTCACGCCGGTCCTGCACGAGAAGGGCCCGCGAGCCATCATGGTCAGACTGCTGGGGAACACCCCGGGGAACCTGCCCAAGGCCCAGGCCTCCGGGACCAGTACCGGCGCAAATGGCAACGGACATCCCGTGTCTCCCTAGTCAGTACTCGAGCCCGAGCCTATGGCCAAGACCCCGAAAGTCCGCCCCATCGCCGCCGCCCCCCGCACCTCCTACGGGGTCGGCGTGGGTCTCAACATCGTCAGCGACACGGGACAGTCGTTGGGCTCCACCGGCCGCTCCATCCCCATTGGGACCCCGATCACCCAGTCGACCGCCCTGGCAGCGGCCCGGGCCCGTGGCCTCCCCCAGTCCGCCCTCTCCGGCATCGTCTCGATCAAGCATCCGCGCTACATCGAGTGGGCCTCGGTGTGGACCGAGCTGGGACACGTCTACGAAGGGGATGGGCCCTACCTGTCGGGTGAGGCCCTGGTCCCGCACCCCCGTGAGCTGAACTTCAAGCAGAACACCGACGGGTCGACCGACTACACGGTGGTCGTGAGCCGGAAACGGAAGTACCTCCAGCGCCAGCAGATTGCGCGCTACGAGAACTTCGCCGCCACCATCACCGACCTGTTCGTCGACTACCAGTACGCCAAGCTGCCCAAGCGGGAAGTGACCAACCAGCCTGCCCTCCTCGACCGCTCCCCGTACCTGGAGTGGCTGGAGGACGTGGACGGCTACGGCACCCACATGGACGACTGGCTCAAGCGGTGGCAGACCCTGACCAACGTCTACGGCCACCAAGCCATCGTGGTCGACCGCCAGCCCCCCAACACCCTCCGCACCAACATCACCCCCAACGGGGGCAAGACGGGTCTGACCACGCTGGCCCAACTGGGCCGCCCGGTCCTGCGCTGCTACTCGCCCCTGGACATCCCCGACTGGCTGGCCCCGCGCAACCAACTGGCGGCCATCAAGGTCGAGGAGCCTGTCGAGCGGGCCTCACTCCTCGATCAGCCCCTCCCCGCCGAGCGGTGGTACTTCACCTGGAATGGCCAGTACGCCACCCAGTTCGACACCTTCGGGGCGCAGGTCCAGGTCCGCCCGCACGGCTTCGGGGAACTCCCCGTCCGCCTGTGGTACTGCAAGCGGAGGGCGCGGATCCCGATCATCGGCCGGGGCCTGCTGGGCGATGGGCGGCTGTTCAAGGACCACTTCAACCTGATCTCCGAGCTGCGTGAGATCTTCCGTGCCCAGACCTTCAACATTCTCAACATCCCGCTCCAGGACGACGAGACCGTGCAGGATGCCCGCAACCGCATGGGCGAGCACGTCGGGACCGACTCGGTGGTGTTCACCAAGGGCGGGCAGGCCATCTACGTGGCTCCCGGGGACGGCCCGGCTGCCCGCTACACCGAGGAACTGGCCAGGGTCGAGCGCAAGGCGTTCAGGCTCACGTCCCTGCCCTGGGAGAGTGATTCCAAGGAGGCCGAGGCGGAGGGGTCGCGGCAGCTCAAGGCGGCCGACCTCAATTCGAGTCTGGCCTCCCTGGCCGACAACGCCGAGGAGATCGACTACTTCGCCGCCCGGATGTACTTCCAGGGCACCCTGGGCCCCGAGCGTGGACTGGCGGCGTACAAGGCGGCCGGGATTCGGATCGCGCACCCCGACGAGTTCCACGTCGAGCAGCTCCTGGCCAAGGCGGAGGAGACCAAGCTGGTACTGGAACTGGGTGTGGGCCCGACCGCCGCCAAACTCCTCAAGGCGGGGGTACTGCAACTGGCCTTGCCGGATCTCGACCAGACGACCCGCGACACCATCGAGAAGGAACTGGAGGCGGAGTCGACACTGGCCCAGCAGGCCCAGGACAAGGAGCGGCAGGACCTGATCGCCGGTCGCAACCCTCGGGAGCAGGAAGACCGGGAGGACGAGAAGGAGACCATCAAGGCCGAGCGTGAGGACGTGAGGGCCCAGGAGGACAGAGACCACCAGGAGCGGCTGGCCAGGGTCCGGGTGCGTCAGGCTCCGAGCCGGAAACCGAAGACCGCCAAGCGGAAGTAGCGATGCACTGCCACACCTGTCAGTACTGGGTCTCGGGTGACGGGGAACTGGGCCACTGTCACCGCTTCCCGCCCGTACTGGTGGCTATTGTCACCACGGACTTCGACCACGGCATCAGTCAGGGGAGCGTGAGTACGGAAGTCGAGACCCGGCACCCAGTCACCGGCAAGTACGACTACTGCGGGGAGCACAAGGGGGTCGTGCGGATATGACCGGCTTCGTCGAGCCCATCACCGCCCTGGACCGGGCCATCGTCCTGGTCCTCGCCCTCCTCCTCGTCCGTCTGGCCTACGTCTGGTGGTGGAAAAGGAGCCCGTAACCGTCATGGACATCGTCGATCCCCGCGTCAACCCGGCCTGGGTCCCCAAGGGCTCGCAGGCCGTCATCATCGCCAAGGACCAGCCCGAGTACCGCCCCCTGCCCTCGGTCTGCACCCCCGACGGCCGCGTCATCACCCGCTGGCAGCCCAGCGACGAGGAACGCGCCCTGATCGCGGCCGGGGAGGACCTGTATCTGACCATCCTGACCTTCAACCAGCCCATGCAACCCATTCTCCTGACCGCCGGGCCGGTGAACTGGGCGGTGGGGCAGGCCTCGCAGGCGGAGATCTGAGACTGACCCCCATGGCCCGTATCAAGATCCGCCGCAATTTCGCCTTCAAGGACATCAAGCTCACCCCGGGCCGCGACACCATGCGCGAGGTCGGCATGCACTTGGTCGAGCGCACTGTCCGGCGGACCAAATCGGGCCGCGACGAAGACGGCCGGGCCTTCGCCCCATACCAGTCTGGCCGCCCTGGCCCTGTCGACCTGCACGACACCGGGCAGATGCTCGACGAGGACTACGGCATCGGCATGCTGACCGAGAACCGGGTCGGCCTGGGGATGGCCACGGCCCGCTCGGCCGACATCGCCGAGAAGCACGAACAGGGCCACGGCAATCTCCCCGTGCGCCGGTTCCTCGGCATCCCACAATCGTGGGTCCGGGAGGTCAAACAGATCATCATGCGGCGGCTGCGGTTGTGAGGTTGCGTTGGTCCCCCACCGCAGGCATACTGACCTCCGCATCCCTCCCCCGGTACACCACCATGTGGCTCGTGGCTCAAGCTGCGCCCGACCCCCGGACGTGGGGCGAACTCCTGACCAGCCCCTACGCCGTGGTCCTGCTCCTCGGCTCGATCATCTATTTCTCGTTCGTGGCCAAGGCCCCCATCTTCATCCCCCGGTGGGTGTTCCTGGACATGAAGGAGGATCGAGACCGCTGGCGCGAGATGGCCATGCGGAATGCCGTGGTCGCCAAAGAAGGCGTCACCGTCGGCAAGCAGGGTCTGACCACGGTAGCCCAAGCCTTGCCCGTGATCGTCGAAGGGGGACGCAGTGCCCAACCGTAATCCCGCCGCCGCCAGAGCCCAGCCCGAGCGGCCCGCTCACCCCGAGCGGAGAAGCCGCCCGAGAACCCGTTGGTCGACCTTGGTGACCGTCATGATGCGTCTCTACCGGATCATCCGCTACCCGCCGCAGTACGCCAAGGACATGGCCGAGAGCCACCAGCTCTACGCCGTCCTCGAATCGCAGCAGGCGAACACCCGGCACGAACTGAGGCTCGTGGACAAGGAGATCCGCGACATGCGCGACAGTCTCAAGCACCTGGGGACCCCGCCGCGATGACCGATACGTTGCTCTACTGGGTCTGGCTCTGGTTCATCACCCCCGGGCCGCCGCAGGGCCTCTCGGTCCTGGAGATCGCCTCGCTGGTCCTCCGCCTCGTCGGGGTGGTCGTGGCCTGCAAGTCGGTGTACGACTGCTGGATCTGGGACTTCCGGGGCGCTCTGCGCTCGGGCGAGAACGGGGTCCGCCTGCTGATCTCGACCGACCGCTTCATCGGGGCGGTCATGGTCGTGATCACCCAGGTCCTGCTCTGTCTCAGTCTGGCGGCGGTGGGCTCGGTGCGCGAGCGCACGGCGGTGTTCGTGCCCGGTATCCTGCTCGCCAACTTCATCTCGGCCGGTTGGCTGCTGAAGGGGTATCTGGTCCACGTGGCCAGACAGCGGCTCAAGACCTACGTCCCACCCGTCGAGTCCCCAGCAGAGCCCCGTTCATGACCCCACTGGTCCCGCACTTCCCGCACACGCCGCCGATCTTCCAGTCCAAGCCGTGGCGCTACCATCCCTCGCCGAACCACTCGGCCCGCAAGCTCCCTGTCGACACCCTGGTCCTCCACTACACAGGGGTACTGTCCACCGAGTCCACCCTGCGGTGGTTCGCGCGCAAGGACGCCAAGGTCTCGGCCCACTTCGTCATCGGCCGGGACGGGGAGATCGTGCGCTGTGTCGAGGACGACCGGGTGGCGTGGCATGCCGGGGTGAGCCAGATGCCCCCACCAGACAACCGGAAGAACGTCAACGCCTTCTCCCTGGGCATCGAGCTGGTCGCCACGCCCGATTCGGGCTTCACCGACGTGCAGATGTCGTCGTTGTACGAGATCGTGACCCTGGTCGTGGCCGCCTACAAGATCCCCCCGGAACGTGTCGTGGGACACAAGGCCATCGCCCGCCCGGTGGGGCGCAAGATCGACCCGGACGGCTTCTTCGGGCAGTTCAACTGGGCCAAGACCCGCAGTGTGGCCCAGGCGGCCTACGAGCGTGTCCTGGCGAACGGGGCCCAGGGCAAGGTCAACAATGGTGTAGAATCCCGCCCGGCCTAGGAGACCAGCGTCCATGTTCGATCCCAACACCCACGGTGCCTTGCTGCAGCAGTTCGCCGACCGCTTCGGGCTGCCGACCTCCGGCCCGATGATCGAGCCCTGGACGAGACAGTGCATGGAGCAGTTCCGGTTCTCCGATCCGGGGCAGAACTGGGGGTGCAAGAGCACGAGTAATGGCTCGCCGGTCTCGGACACCTTCGCCATCAGTACCGGCGGGCGTCTGCTCGGCTATGACTGCGTGGTCAGTGCGGGAGCGCCGTACGCCTCGCTGAATCTCCACCCCGAGGAACTGGACATCACCGGGCAGCACTTCATCCCCGTCACCGCCAAGGACCACCTGGGGACCGCCCCCGTCCACAGTACCCTGCTCGGCTGCTCCCTCTTCTACGGCCCTCGCGCGTTCCGGGACAACTGGCCCTGCCTCCGTCCGAATCTCAAATGGATCCGCGACGACCTGGGCGCGGACTACGTGCGCTCGTTCAACTCGGTGGGCACCGACGATCCCAGCAATCCGTGGCGGCACGCAGGCGTGTTCATGTCGTGGTCCAACCACGATCAGATCGTGCGCGACTTCGTCCGCATGTGTTTCGAGGAGTACGGCCTCAAGCAGCACAAGGTGGTGACTGCTGGTGCGGATCCAGGATGGGTGACCGAGTCGGAGATCAAGGACTCCTGCCGCCGCTTCTGCGATTCGCTGGCGGACATTGCTCACATGTTCGTCCTGATCGAGTCCCAGAACGAGTACAAAGTCAACGCGCACCCGAACTTCTCGCCCTCGCACTTCGTGCGGATGCTCGGCTGGGAGATCATTCCAAAGTTCCCTGGCGTGCCGTACGCATTGTCATCTCCGGACTCCATCATGGGTGGCTGGCCCGACGAGGCCGTCATCGCCGCTGAAGTCGAGAAGATGCACTCTGGCCACCCAGCCACGGCGATCACCGAGCATTGGTGCCGCAACTCCAGCGACCTCTCCCTGCACCGGCCCATGAACCTCGGCCCCCACGCCCCGGCGCAGCGGTGGTCGACCGAACCCATCGGCCCGTACAGCTCGGTGGTCTCCAGCACCGACCCCGGCTGGCTGGCGAGCCGGTACCAACTGGCCATCGACGCCCACTTCAAGGGCTACACGTTTCACACCGACCCGGGGATCTGGTCTAACAGGCTCAACGCCTCGCGCCCGGACATGGGGCAGTGGGAGAACATCTTCGACGTGGAAAACGCCGGGGCCATTGCGGAACGGCTCAGGGAACTCAGGAAGACCGGATCCAGTGGCAGTGGCGGTGGGGGCGGCAACGGGGGCGGCGGTGGAGGAGGAGGAGACGACGTGATTCCCTACGACGAATCGAAATCGGTGGACTTCGGACTGGCCATCAACGCCTCGGGAGCGCCCATCGTCGACCCTGGCATGATCTCGGTCCACTCCCAGCGCGCGGCCTGGGACTACTACTCAGGGAACCTCTCCTGGGAGGAGTCCAAGAAGAAGCACGTCAACGACTACAAAGCCGAATACGGGCTGCCGCCGGACTAAGGAGACTGACCATGATGGTCTCACAGCCGTATCGGCTACAAAAGCTCTCGACGGTCACGTGGAAGAAGCTCGGCATCCTGTCGGGCCTCGTAGGGGTGTTCGCTCTGGCCCTGTGGGGCACCGCCACGGTCTTCGACGCGAGCGAACTCAAGGCGCTCAGCTACATCGCCATGGGCTCCGCCGCCCGGGAGTTCGGGCCCCTGGTGTGGCAGATTGTGAAGTACTTACTGCACGACACCACCGAGGCCTTCGCCCGTGGTGGACACGTCGAATAGGGAGGTTCCGTGGACGCAGAAGCCATCGCCGCCGTCTCCACCGCCGTCGTCGCCCTGACCAGTCTGGTCAAATGGGGCGGGGTCCCCGACAAGTACGGCCCCCTGCTGGTCCTGGCCATCGCCGCGATCGGCTGCGGGATGTGGGGCTACAGCCGGGAAGCCATGGTGAGCCGCCCGCAACTGTTCTCGTACTTCGCCGCCTGGATCGTCGTGGCCACATCGGCTGCTGGCGTCTTCGGCTTCACGCGCGCCACCGGGGCGGCCGTCCATAAAGCCATGAGCCCGCCATCGGGCGGGGCTGGCCAGAATCCGACCGAAAAACCGTAACTTGAGGAGACCGCCGACCATGGTGATTCGTACGATGACGTTGACAGCCAAGACCACGACCAAGACCCACGCCTATCGACTGTACGGCCTCCCCCTCCCTCTCGCCCGCAGTGCCGCTGCCGATGCAGCCCAGTCTGGCCAGCAGGGCCAAGGCGGCAATGGGGGTGCTGGCGGCGGTGGCACCCAGGGCGGCAACCAGGGCGGTGGCGCCGACCGTCTCGCCGACAATCTGACCGAGATCCTGCGCGCCAAGCCCCAGCTCCAGACGCAGCTCGATGAACTGATCGAGAACCGTCTCGCCCAGTGGCGGCGGCAGAACCCCGGCCCCGACCCCGAGCAGGCCAAGGAACTGGAACGGCTCAAGGCGGCCGAAAAGGAGCGGGAACGGCTCGCCCTGGAGGAGAAGGGGAAGTACGACCAAGTCGTCGCCTCCATCAAGGCGGACCACGACTCGACGCTCAGTGAGCGGCAGAAGACCATCGAGACCCTGATGGGCGAGATTCGGCAGGACCGCTGCTTCAACGCCCTGGCCCTGGAGGCCACCGCCCAGGGCGCGGTCGACCCCAGTGACGTAGCGGCCCTGCTCGCCGCCCGTATGACGCTGGACAACGAGCGCAAGCCCATGATCCTCGGCGACGACGGCAAGCCACTGCTCAAGGCCGGGAAGCCCGTCACCGTGAAGGACCTGATCGAGAAGCACCGCCACGACAAGCCCTGGATGTACAAGGCCGAGGCCAACGGAGAGCCCAGTGGGGCCGGTGGGGCCGGGGCGTCAGGCTCGGACACGGGCGCGACGGTGTCGGACATCGACAAGGAGATCGCGGCGGCCGAAACGGTCCACAAGGAGGCCCGCGCCAAGGCCCAGAAGACGGGTGATCTGGGTGACATGCAGGCCAGCAAGGTGGCCGCCGCCAAGGTCCAGGAACTGAAGGAGAAGAAGAAGGCGGCCCAGAAGTAGAACGGGCTTGACGAGTAGTGTAGACTGCTCGGTGCTAACTGGTCCGGGTGGTCCTCGACTCCCACCCCTCCCTGGTAGCCATTGCGCGGCGGGCCGGTGCCCAGCCATCACCGGCCCGCCCTCCTGACGACCTCGACGACTCCCGACGCTGACCCCCGACGACCCGCCAGACTGACCACGAAGACCACTCGCCGATCCTGACGACCCGTACGCCGATTGCCGGGACCTCCTCGGCCACTGTGACGGAGGGCCGCCTGTTCCCGCAGGCCGTAACAATCACGGGGAACCGACTTCCGCGCTTAGTCCGTTTCTAGGGTTGCTTCAGGCCGCTAAGGAGGCCCGACATCTATGAAATACCCGCGCCGACTTTCACCGCAGGTGAGCCGGGCCGCTGTCTTCACCGGCTTGGCCACCTCCGATGACTTCCAGGTCATCGACACCGACATCTCGGAAATCCTGCTCCTGGCGTCCCCGTTCGAGACGCCGTTCCTCGACCTCCTGCCCCAGCCCCTGCGCCCGGCGATCTCGCCCGTGCATCAGTGGTTCGAGCAGGCGATTGGCCCCGACCGGATCATCAACTCCACCGCCATCAACAGCGCCACCGCCGCCACCGGGTTCCAGACCGACGGCCTCGCGCACCTGTTGCAGGTCGGCATGCTCCTGGAGTTCGAGCCGCCCTCGGGCAACCGTGAGATCGTGCAGGTCTCCTCGATTCCCGGGCCCAACAGCCTCCTGGTCAGCCGCAACATCGGTCTGACCCCCCAGGGTGTGAACTCCCTGGCCCCGGGCGGTACCCTCTTCGTCATCTCGACGGCGGAGAAGGAAGGCGACGACACCGACGGTGACGTGTCGCGGCCCCGTACCCCGAAGCAGAACTTCACCCAGATCTTCAAGAAGCCGATTCGGATCAGCGGCACCCGTCAGGCCGTGCTGACCCGCCCGAACGTGGGCTCGGAGATCGAGAACCAGGAAACCCTGCGGACCATCGAACTGCTACGCGACCTCGAAAAGGCCGTCATCCGTTCCGTGGCCATCAGCTCCCTGGGTGACGACAACACCTACCGCACCATGAACGGGCTGCGCTCGATCCTGACGACCAACAACAGCATCATCGTCAACAGCTCCTTCACCGCCGACCCGCTGTTCTACACCAATGCCCTGATGCAGGTCGGGTGGAACGCTGGCGCGCGGAACCTCAACGTACTGCTCATGGGCTCGGAATGGTCGGCGGCCCTCTCGGCCACCAACGCCAGCAAGATCCAGGTCGAGCAGGCCGACCGCACCGTGCAGCGGGTCATCGAGCGAGTCACGACCGACTTCGGCGACGTGATCAAGATCGTCTCGCCCTGGATGCCGCGTCAGGCCATGATGGGCGTGGACACGCGCCGCATCTTCGTCATGCCGCTCACCGGCCGGAACTTCCAGCGACAGAATCTGGCCAAGACGGGAGACAACGAACGGCGTCACATCATCGGGGAGTACACGCTGGAACTGCACCAGGAAGCGCAGATGTTCCAGGCCCGCAGCGCCTAGTGCTAGACTGACTCGCTTCTTCTACGCGACACACCGGGCCGGGTTCCCACCCTCTGTCAAGGGGAACCCGGCCCGTTTTATGCAACCTGGAAACTGCGGAGGTTGAACACGTTATGGCCAAGAAGGAAGAACCGCCGGTTGATCCTGTCATCGAGCGCCAGGAACTCGATGCCGAGCGCCGCACCGAGGCGTTCGAGGAAGCGCAAGCCGACAAGTCGCGCGACGAGAAGAAGGCCGACAAGGAGTCGGAGAAGGCCGTCGCCGACATGGCTGTCAAGAAGGGTGACCGTCTCTATGGCGGGCTGGTTGTCCACGAGATCCACGGCATGCACGTCACGGTACGTGTGCCCCAGGGCTTCGTGCTGAGGACCAGCGAGGTCATCCCGATTCAGCAAGTCCGCGCCATGGCCGCCCCGCCTGCCGTCGACCCGCACACGGGCGAGGAGCTGGACGAGGGACTGGACCAGGGCGGTCGCGTGCCTCTGCCCGGCAACGAGCCCGCCGAGTTCGGCACGCTCTCCATGGCCCAGGCCGAGGCCCTGAAGATCAGACAGCGAGAGCAGGAAGCTGGAATCCCCGCCGCCAAGCAACTGGCCACCACGGGCACCTCGGGCGGCAGCGGACGGTCCTAGGTACGGTCACAGCCACGGTCACGGTTCACACGTCACCCAGGGAGGAACCACTCATGCCAAAGCCAGACGGCCCGCCCGGACAGCAGAACACCAAGGAACTGGTCAACGCCAACACGGGCGAACACAAGACGGTCACCAACGAAGAGTGGCGCACGCAGGGCAAGACGCTGCGGGCCGAGGGGTGGGCCCCGGTCGATGAGACCGAGCCGCCCGAGGAGGTGTCCTGAGAGTGTGGTAGCGTCAAGGCGGTTACAACCCGCTACTGACTTTGGCGGTGATCGGCAGAAACCCGGTCACCGCCCTTTTGCGTACACCCACCCTTTTAGCGTACACTCCCCGCGCCGACTGAGCCACGACGACCGCTGCAGACCCCTGGGAGACCCCCGATGCGACAGAGAGTGTATTTCGACCCCGTGCTACGCGAACTGGACTTGCAGGCCCAGGACGACAAGGGCGCGAGTCCGCATCGCACCAAGCGGATCCGTGAACGACTGGAGCAGGCCGACGATGCGCTCAAGAATCAGAACCCGGCGGTCCTCAAGCAAATCGAAGAGTCGTGTGCGCTCCTCGGGTCACTCTCGGAAAGCCTCCTGCCGTTTGCAGGGGAAACCGGGCAGCCGGAGGGGGCACGTGAAGTACTGACGCGGCTGCTGGGGGAATTGAGATTCAGGCGCACAACTTGCACCTGCAGCCCGGATCTCGAAACACACCCACACCCGGAGGGACCCAATGACCGACAAGACCAAACAGGCGCTCAAGAAGCTGCAGGCCGTGACCAGTCTCAGTCAAGTGACCGTCGAACTAGTCCAGGACCTCAAGCAGGCGGCAAACGAGCTGCTGGGGCCCGAGGCTGAACACCCGGAGAACCGCAAGCCCGAGGACACCGCCGAACCGACCAAGCCGGTGTCCGAGCTGGTCGAGAAGGCGGAACTGCCCCGGCGAGGCTCGAGTACACCCGTGACGGATGACCGGACCAAGAAGGAGTGACCATGCGGGCCAAGATCGCAATCGGCGTACTCATCGGCATCATCGTCGGCATGCTCGCCGACAATCTGACCACCCCGGCCGAGGCACAGTCGCCCGGCACCCGGGTCGTGCTGATGGGCATTCATCCGACGACCGGGGCGGCGATCCCGGTGTCGATTACGACTCAGGGTTACGTCAACACCAAGGTGATTCCGTAGCCGGGATGACCGACCCGTGCCCTTCAAGAAGGTCGGTAAGAACCGCTACCGCTCACCTTCGGGCCGTACCTACACCGCCCGCCAAGTCCGCGCCTACTACGCGACTGGCGGGTGGGCTCGTAAGCCTGTAAAACGCCGATCCCGACGACGCCGCTGACCTGCCCGCTGACCTCGACGACCCCAGACGCTGACCCCAGACGCTGACCTCACTGGCCCACGGAGCCCATCGGCGGGCTGACGGCCTCACTCGCAGACCCACTTACCGCGCCTTGTGGCCACGGCGGTCACACTGCCGCAGAAGGACTGATGATCATGCTTCCGAGTGGCGTGCGGCCAGACGACTATCGTCTGACCAACCTCAACATCGTCTTCTACATCGAGTCCGTCCCCTTTTCCCGTGCCGTCATCGAGGGGAAGACTTCCCTGGGCGGCAGTGAGTCGGCCGCCGTCGGACTGGCCAAGCACCTTGCCTCGCGCGGCCATGATGTCCACATCTTTGCGGCGCAGTTGACGCTCGACCCCACGGACCCCAGTGAGTACGACGGGGTCTCCTGGCATCCGGCCGAGCACCTGCCCGAAACCCTCAGCGTCTGCGCCCCGGACGTGTTCGTCAGCCTCCGTATGACCAGCCCGTTCGCCATGAGGACCCGGGCCGGTCTCAATTTGCTGTGGAACCAGGACATGCTCGCGGACGTGGCCCAGGTCGCCTCGGCCCTGACCCAGGTCGACACCCTGGTCTACGTCTCGCAGTACCACCGCCAGCAGTGGGAAGGGAAGCAGAAGGACATTGTCGGGGGGACGCCGTCGTGGGTGACCAAGAACGGTTTCGACCACACGCTGATCCCGGTGTGGCCCGAGCACTACCAGCCCTCGTCCATCGAGGCAGCTCTCGCTGGCGGGTTGGCGGCGTTCGAGGGGCGCGAGGTCCCTCACCCGGTACGCAACCGCCACAAGTACTGCTACATCTCGCGTCCCGAGCGCGGCCTCGACCCCCTGCTCAAGATGTGGCCCCGGATCCGCGAACGCTACCCGGACGCTGAACTCCATCTCTGTCGCTACGACTCGATGTACGACGCCCAGGGCTGGCACAAGGTCTGTGAGCAGTACGACCGCCGGGTCGCGGCCGTCAACGAGAAGGTCGGCGGCATCGTCTGGCACGGCAATCTGGCCAAGCCGGACCTCTACCAGCTCCTCACCACGTCCCGCCTGATGCTCTACCCGGGCGTCGACAACTTCGCCGAGACCTCCTGCATCGCCGCCCTGGAAGCCCAGGCCTGCGGCTGCGTCCTGATCGGTTCCTACAAGGGCGCACTCCCCGAGACCGTGGGCGAGGGCGCGGGCGTCCTGATCGAAGGGGACGCCATGAGTGCGGCCTACCAGGACTCGTTCCTCGAAGCCGTGTTCACGCTCTCGGGCGGGGACGAGGGGGAGAGCCAGGAGGAGGCCGACGAGCTGTACTCCGACATGCAGCAGGCGGGGAAGGCCCACGTGTTCCCGGCCTACACGTTCGAGACCATCGCCCAGGAGTGGGAGACGTTCCTGGTCGAGTCGTTCGAGCGGAGGTACCAGGCCGAGAAGCTGAAGGTCCTCCGGCGGCTGCTCCATGACGACCACCATGTGGCAGCCAAGCTGGTGGCCCGTGACCTCATCATCGACTGGGAGCGCCAGGGCGAGGGCCCGGCTGTCCGGGAAGGCCACGTCGACACCGCTACCGAGCCATGGGCCCAGGAGGCGTGGCAGGCGCATCAGTTCTGCGACCGTGTCATCCGCCAGGAGGAGCAGACCGCCGAGGACTACGCGGAGTTCTCGATGGACACCGAGCTGGAGGCCAGGACCTCCTACCGGCTGCTGGCCATCGTCAACTACCTCAAGGAGGCGGGGATCAAGACCCTACTCGACGTGGCCTGCGGCAATGGCAGTCTGGCCTTGGCGGCCCTCCGCGCCATGCCCGATCTCCGCGTATGTCTGGTCGACTACTCGCAAGGCGTCCTGGCCAAAGCCCTCACCGCCATCGACAAGGAGGGGCTGAAGGACCGGGTCACCTTCCTCGACGCCAATCTCAGCGCCATGCCCTCACTGCCCGTCCCCGGCGAGGGGTACGATGCGGTCTTCTGCGGGGAGTACCTCGAACACACCGCCGAGCCTCACCTCGTCATCGACTGGCTCGAATCCCACGTCAAGCCCGGCGGCCTGTGCCTCATCACCTGCCCCCACGGCCCCCTGTCCGAGCACATCCCCTTCCGCACCCGGCTCCAACGCGGCCACACGCACCACTTCCAGCTCCGGGACATCACGATGCTGTTCCAGGGCAAGCAGCACTCCAAGTGGGAGCACATCGACTTCGGGCCCAGCCCCCGGGGGAACTCGTGCGGGCACTGGATCATCCAGTGGCGGCGGGCCGAGGCTGGCGTCGAGGCTCACCCGTCGATGTCCTGCGACCACTGGCACACCATTCTGACCACCCGGCCCTACCAGCGCCTCATCGCCACGATGATGGTCCGGGACTCCGAGGAGTGGCTGTTCAGGTGCCTCCACTCGATCTGGCCGCTGGTCGACGCCACGGTCATCATCGACACGGGCTCCACCGACGGGACCAAGGCGGTCGCCGCCCAGTTCCCGCACGTCCACGTCCACGACCATACCGCCCTGGGGCTCCAGTGGCCGCAATGCGGCTTCTCGGCCGTCCGCAACCAGTCTGTCAGACTGGCCGAGCAGGACCACCAAGCCGACTGGATCCTGTGGATTGACGCCGACGAACATCTCCAGGGCGGGCACCTGCTTCACACGCTACTGACCGGCGCGGGGCCCTATCTCGGCTACATCATCCGGCAGCACCACCTGATGCTCGACTTCGACCAGTTCTTCGATGTCCCCTGTCGCGTCTTCCGCGCCAACCGGGGCATCCAGTTCTACGGACTGGTCCACGAACAGCCCGAGACCAAGAAGAACGAGGCGGTGTTCCCGGCCCTCGATGTGCCCTCGGTCAACATCGTCCACTACGGCTACGAAACGGAACCCATTCGCATCCACAAGATGGCGCAGCGGAACCTCCCCCTGCTGCAACGGGAGCTGATCGAGGATCCAGAGCCCAGGGAGCTGGCCTACGTGCTGATCATGCGCGATCTGACCGTCCTGGCCGGATACGAAGGCGCGGACTCCCAGCTCACGCCGAAGATCTACCAGTACCTGACCTCGACCATCGCCTACTACGACAAGTACGGCTTCTCAGACCCGGCGCACCGCCTCCACCCCCTGGCCTACAAGTCGTACCAACTGGCGCTGAAGTGGCTCGGCGTCGGCTTCGAGGTCCTCTGGGGTGTCGGCGCGGGGCGTCCACGTCTCAACACGCACCAACTGAAACCCGAGGTCTTCTACGCCCGCACCGTAGAGGAGGCGCAGTCCCTCCTCGCGTGGCACACCAAGCACTTCCTGACGCCGCTCAAGAACCCGGAGTTCGACACCATGGTCTACGCAGGGGCACGGCCCTCCGATGTCCCCGCGCCGGATCCACAGCCCGCGAAACCGGAACTGGTCCTGGTGGACTAGGAGGCACGACGCATGCTCAGGGTCGACGACATCATCTCCGAACTCGACGTGCTGACCGTCGACTACGACGCCCTGGAGGTGTTCGGCAACTCTCCGGCCGTCGTCAGCACCAACATGGCGCAGAAGCGGGTGTCGGTGGTCGACGACTGGCTCTACTCGCGCCTCGTCAAAGCCGGGTACTCCCCGCACAACCACTCCGTCCGCTTCGCGCCCGAGTCCGCGCTGGGCTACACCGGAGGGGTCTTCACCGATGTCCTGGAGGCGGTGACCAACAAGACGCTGGACGATGTCAGTCTGGCCACCACCCTGGTCACCGTCGGCTCGGACTTCCTCTACCTGGGGATGCCCGAAGCGCCGCGCAAGCTCTGGCTCACCATGCAGAGCACGCCCAACGTGAACAGTCTGACCGTGGGGACCTACGAGTACTGGACCGGCACGGGCTGGTCGGCGATGTCCTCCCTCTCTGACGCCACCCTGGTCAACTCCATTGCCTTCTCGGGCGGTGGCCAGATCGGCTGGCAGCACCCGACCAACTGGGCTCGGCGCTCACTGAACGACCAGTCGACATGGCGCTACTGGATGCGGGTGGGGGCCAATCGCACCCCCTCGGTACCCACCGCCATCTCCCAGGCCCTGCCCGTCCGCCGCTCGCGCCTGACCCTGCCCTCGGCCTACAAGGTCATGGCGATGATGTACGGCGAGGGCTGGGGCGCGCAGCGCGGGGAGTGGAAAGAGAAGTCCCGCGAGTACCACACCATGGCCGACAACATGCTGGCTGATGCGCTCATCGGCCTCAACGAGTTCACGCTGCCGGAGGAGGAGCAGGTGGTGCCCAGCTCCCCGGCGGCCCCGATCGACCAATCGCTGTTCATCATCGAGCGTGGATGATTCCGATGACTGTGCTGACCAGACTGACCATGCAGACACCAGCGGTTCCCGTCACCCACTCAAGGAGTATCTGATGCGTTACCCCATTCGCCTGCGACCGCTCGTCAGCATGGCACGGTCCAAGGGCAACACCTTCGAGAACGACCTGCTGAAGCTGATCTTCAACGCCACCGCCATCGCCAACATCGCCGACAACGCGGCCTCGTCCCCGCTGGCCAACCTGCAGATGGGTCTGCACACGGCCGACCCGGGTGAGGCGGGCGACCAGACCACCAACGAGATCACCTACACCTCCTACGCCCGGGTCGCCGTCGCCAGGACCACGGGTGGGTGGACGGTCTCCGCCAACAGTGTGTCCCCGGTGGCCAATATCGACTTCCCGGCCGGGACCGGGGGCTCGGGTACCGCCACCCACGCCCACGTCGGCACCGCCTCGTCCTCGACCGGCAAGATCCTCTACAAGGGCACGGTCACTCCCAACATCGTCACCGGCGACGGCATCACGCCCCGCCTGACCACCGCCTCGACCATCACGGAGGACTGACCATGGCCAAGAAGGAACCCAAGATTGTGTCCGCCGTGGCCACACTGTCCAGCGCCGCCAAGTGGGGCGGGGGCGCGTCGGTCAGCGCCCAGATCGAGAAGGCTATGGCCGATGCGGTCAAGCGGTGCTCGCAGGAGGGCATCTCGATGGACCAGCCCGACATCATCCGGCAGCGGATGCTCGAAGCCCGTGAAGGCGTCCTGGAGCGGGTGCGTCAGGGACTGGCTGCACTCCCCGACACCGCCGATGCCGACACCGAGACCCCAGCCGCCGACAGGACCGATCACCCGCAACCGGAGAAGGAGTAGCCCACACCATGTCACTCGCTACTGTCGGCGCACGACCGCCGCACAACCTGCAAGGCCAGCACGGGCCCCGGTGTCCAGACTGCTCCGGCCTCGGCTCCCTGCTCACCCTCCCTGGGGCCTCGGGCCGGGTCACCCGTCACGCCTCCCGGGACCGCCACTGCGGCGGCACCGGCATCGACCCCCGGTGGACCCGGATGACGGAAACGGGGCTGCTGACCAACCGGATCCTGGAGCTGGAGAAGAAGCTGGGGATCCCGAAGTCGGCGCGGCCCTTCAATCCCAGGAAGTGGCCGCTGGACATCCAGAACAGCCGCCAGTACTGGGAGGAGCTGATCGCATGGTCGACTGCCGATGGGACGGCGGTCCACACGACCACGACCGAGACCATTCTCTTCCCCAATGTGACCATCCCGGCCAACTACATGCAGGACGGCCGCCGGATGCGGCTGACGTGCTCGGGGAAGCTCAGTACCACGGGCACGCCCACCATGGTCTGGGCCCTCAGGTGGGGCGGGGTGAGCGGTACCATCCTGGCCAACACCGAAGCCATCACCATGGGCTCGGGCGTCACCAACGTCAACTGGCGCACGGTACTGGACATCCAGACCCGCTTGAACGGTGCCACGGGCACGCTGCTGGTATTTGGCAGCCTTGCGGTGCATACGTCGTCGACGGCCGTGTCGACCAACGTGTATGGCGTCTCGGGCTTCGACGCCCCGGCCGCCGTGACCGTCGACCTGACCGCCGACACCGCCCTGTCCTTCACCGGGGACTGGTCGGCCAACTCGGCGTCCAACACCATCACCGGGATGGATTACGGGCTGGAGTCCCTGAACTGATTCTGGCCACCCAGGACCATGGCGTTCACCTACCGCCTCGGGCGAGTCCGTACGTCGTCCGCCGGGAACCCGATCACCTTCACCTACGAGGTGCTGCCCGGGGTGTCGGTGCTCGCCCTGCTGATGAAGGTCGCCGGGGCCACCAACCGGGCCGGGGGGAGCCCGACCCTGGGCTCCACCGCCTTCACGGTACGGGCGGGGGTGGTCAAGGCGGCAGCGAGCCCGGAGACCTCGGTCGAGTACTGGGATGTCCTCAACCCCGTGCCTGGGGACTACACCATCACGGTCCCGAACACCGGGGCGCTGACCATCTTCATCACGATGGTCGAGGCGCGGGGCGGCACGGGCGTCCTGCGTCAGGTCTCGTCCAGCAACGGCACTTCGACCAACCCCACGCCCGGGTCAGTCACGATGCAGGACCCGGGCATCGTCTTCGCCATCGTCGGCTCGGGCGCGCAGACCTGGAACCCCTCGGCGCAGGTCGGCACCATCATCGCCAACACCGACGACGGCACGCACGGCGGTGGGGAGCAGTACCTCCTCACCGAAGTCCCGGGCGGGGTCACCCTGAGCTGGACCTTCGGCACATCAGAGGACTGGGGAGCCATCGCCGTGGGGTACACCGAGCTGCCGGTGAACCAGTTGGAGAACTACAAAGCGATCAAGGGCGTCGGGATGTCCCGGGGCATCGCATAACCAGAGGAGGGGAGGACTCGAATGGGTGATTACGAATCAATGCAGCGTTGGGTGGGCACGTATCTCAAGCCAACCAAGCCCGTGGCGGTGAAGCCGACCAACGGCCAGCAGAACTATGCCGAAGTCGGACTGGTGTGGGCCTGCGACGGCGCGGATTTCTACGACCTCTACGGCAGCACGGACAGGAGTCTGGTCACCGGGGCCAGAGCGGAAGTTCGTATCGCCAATGACACCTTCGCCACCTCATTCGACCTGACCGGCAAGACCCAGCCCAACACGGTCTACTACTGGATGGTCGTGGCATTCAACCGGGCCGGGGCGACCAAGAGCGATGTCTTCAGCTTCAAGACCGCCTCCGCGCCCTCTCTCCCTGTCGACTGCGTGATCTCCGAGCCGACCTTCGGGGCCTGGGAGCCGGTCACGGCCTGGACCGCCTGCGCGGGCGGACAGCAGACCCGCAGCGAGCAGAGGACCTGGACCAAGAGCATCGTGACGGCCCCGGCCAATGGCGGCGCGGCCTGTGGCCCCCTGAGCGGCATCGAGACCCGTACCGCGACCCAGGCCTGCACCGACCCCGGTGGTGGTGGCGGGACCAAGCGGGTGCTGGTGCCCGGCGATCTGGTCTTCAAGGGCTTTTACCGCTTCGACCCCTACACCGAAGGCTACTACTCGCGTGGCGGCTTCACGTCCCGTGTCGTGAACGGCAAGCGGCAGTTCTTCGCGCTCGGCAATGAGACGCAAGGCAACGAACTGATTGAGTACGGCCTCCCGTCTGCCGACCCAGCGCCTGATGTCGCGTCCGCGCCGTTCATGCCGAAGATCAAGTCGTGGGGTATGCCGTTCACCAAAACCTTGACCGGGGGCGGCAACAATTCCTCGTGGCTTGGCGGTCTGCACTGGGACGAGTCGAAACAAGCCATCTTCTACACCTACGGGGAAGGCTACATCCCCACGGGTCACGACCCCTCGATCGGCGCAGTCCAACTCAAAGCGGACGGCACCACGGCCACCTTCGGCAACTGGCGCACCAAGTGGAACTCCCAGAAGACCCGTGGAGCGTTCTGCGAGATCCCCCAGGCCTTTGCCGACGCCCATCTCAGTGGCAAGCGCACGGGCATGATGTCGACGCAGGCCAGCGGAAATTTCCATTCCCCTTTCGGCGCGATCCTCTCGGCGGTCAATCTCCCCGCCCTCAACACGCCACCGGACGGCGCGACCGATTACGCCGACTGGAGCGTCGACAACCACGGGCTGATCCTCCACGACTACCAGCACCGGCAGACCCGCGACACGCGCTTCAAGACCTGCGGCTGGAACGTGAAGTACGACTGTCGGCAGGGCTCGTTCATCAAGCCGGGTCTCGGGCTCTTTGGCGGCGAGGACCCAGCAGCGGGCCAGGACGACACCATGAATTCGTGCATCTGGATCGACCTCCCAGACAAGCACGGCCTCCTCTACTTCGGACAACTCGTCACCACGCCCCAGGGCTATCAAGCGCCGGGCGACCCTGATGGGTTCGTGCATCTGTGGTACGGCGATCCGTTCCGCAGTGACGGCTCGGCGGCAAAGACCTGCTGCCATGGCCAATTCGACGACTGGTGGCAGGGCACCGGGCCGGGCGCGCATTTGCGGGTGCCACTCGCGTGGATCTACAACCCGGATGATCTGATTGCGACGGCGAAGGGCACGGCCGATCTATGGTCCCGTGTCCCGACGACGAATCAGTTTGAAGTTCGTCACCTCGTCCCGACCCTTGGCGTCAGCACGCAGTGGACTGCTGGAGTCTTCGGGGGCGTGGTGTTCGACGCGGCGACCCGGCGACTCTACGTGCCCCTGCGGACAGCCGACCGTGTGACGCATCCGCCCCACGGCCGCTATGCCGTGATGGTGTTTGAGGTTGTCTAGTAGGCCAGACCACTATGGGCAGACAGTTCGTCCGGGGATCATCGCAGTCGTTTCACGTCGGGGATGCCCACGACAATGTGGGTATCACGGCGTGGACGGTGCATGCGTGGATCAAGGCCACCTCGGGGTCTGACGGCTTAGAACGCTACATCATCAGCAAGGAGGATGCTGGAACGAATGGCTGGTCGCTGAAGGTGGCCGGTACTAGTCCGAACACTCGACTCATCATGACGTGGCCCATTGAAGGACTCGGATGGCAGGTCGGCCAAGACAGCGGTGATGTGTCTGCCTTCTACGACCGATGGGTTGCGGTGGGTGCGTCGTGGCGAATTTCGGATGCGCGTGCGCGGTCGTACATCAACGGGTCCATCACGATGCAGGGGACCATGGGTGGCCCCACCACAGAACCGGCAGTCAATCTGACGTTTGGGGCGCTCTCCAACGGGACGAACTATTTCGACGGCGTGATCGCGGAGGTTGCGATCTGGCGCGATGTCGAACTGTCGTCGGACCAGATGTTCATGCTAGCCCGAGGGCGCGATGCGCGCATCATCGACTCGCCAGTCGGGTACTGGCCGCTGACCGAGGCCCTGGGACTGACAGACTTGGTCGGCGGTCTGAGCCCCACGAATAACGGGACAACGGCAGTCGAAGACCATCCGTTCTACGGGCGCTTCCAGCCCGGTAACATCCTGCGCCCGGCTGCCTTCACACCCGGGAGGGCTTTGTAGGCTAGACCTCCATGTCCTTCCATCAACTCCGGTCTCCGCGCTTCAACAACACCCTGGCGGTCACACCGCCCGCGCCGGGGATCGAGAGCGCATCGGTCAGCGCCAGCGGCGTGGCGGTGGCCGCCTTTGTCGGGGCCAGCATCGCCGCTGCGGTGTTCGCCAGCAGTGGTGTGGCCACCGTGTCCCACACGGGACGGTCGACGGCCGCCTCGGTGCTCAGCTCCAGCGGGTCGGCCACGGTCACCACGGTCGGCAGTGGGATCGCGTCGTCGGTCTTCAGCAGCAGTGGCGCGGGTACGTTCTCGGCAGTCGGAGCCACGATTGGGACCGGCGTTCTGTCCTCCAGTGGCGCGGCCTCCGTGTCCATGGTGGGGCGGTCGACGGCCGCCTCCATTCTCAGTAGCAGTGGTGTCGGCTCGCTCAGTGCCGTGGGGCGGAGTACGGCCGCCTCCGTCTTCACGTCGGCAGGCAGTGGGGCGCTCACCGGGGTGGGGCAGTCGACAGCGGCGTCGGTCCTCAGTAGTAGTGGCACCAGCACCGCCACCTTCGTCGGGGCCCGACTTGCAGCCGGGGTCCTCGCGGCTAGTGGTTCGAGTACCGCCGCCTTCACGGCCCAGTCCACCGCCTCCTCGGCCTTCTCCTCGGCCGGGACCGGCGCACTCTCGGCGGTCGGCCGCAGTACGGCGGCTGCTGTGTTCTCGGCCGCCGGGCAAGCCACGATTGGTGGGGTCGGCGAAGGTGGGGCCTCCCCCGCCGCCTTCTCCGCCAGTGGGTCGGCCTCGGTCGCCTTCACCGGGCAGGCCATTGCCTCGGCCGTCTTCAGTTCCAGTGGCGCGGCCAGTGTCACCACGGTCGGTCGCTCGACGGCGGCGTCCGTTCTGGCCTCCTCGGGTCAAGCCACGGTCTCCACGGTCGGTCGCAGTACCGCCGCCTCGGTCCTCAACGCGGCTGGTGTCGGGACCTTCGCGGCCTCGAACGCTGGCGTCACTGCCGGGGTCTTCTCGGCCTCGGGGTCCGCCACGTGCTCGGCGACTGGCCGGTCCACGGCTGCCTCCGCCCTGGCCTCCAGTGGGTCCGCCACAGTCACCACCGTGGGCCGCTCCACGGCCGCTGCAGTCCTCAACGCCTCGGGGGTGGCCACCTGCCTCACCGTGGGCACGGGCGTCAAACCTGGGGCACTGTCGTCTGCTGGCGTGGCCACTGCGGCCGGGGTCGGACGTGCCACGGCTGCCGGAGTCCTGTCCTCGGCAGCCACCGCCGCCCTCTCGGCGACCGGAGCCAGTACCACCGCCTCGGTCCTGACCTCCACCGGCAGCGCCACGATGGCCATGGCCGGGGGCCGTACCGTCAACGCGGTCTTCCAAGCCACCGGCTCCTCGACCTTCGCCGGGGACGCCCCGATTCCCCCGCCGGTCCTCGAAACCACCGCTGTCGGCTTGGTGTGGGACCGCATCATCCTGGTCATCGAAGGCATGGGGACGGCGTGATGGGATACGCCCGCGCCCGCGAACCGTTCAACTTCGATCTCCAACCCGATACCCGGCTGGATCAGGTGTTCCACATGACCAGTGAGCGGGTCAACCACGAGCCGGTCCTGCAGACCGACGCGGGCTACCGGATCGAGCAGCACGAGTTCACGATCTTCATGGCCCGGCGCACACGCCGCCTCGGGGCCTGGGAGACCAGAGTCAAGATGCACCAGGACCTGGACACGGCCCTGGATCAGGTCCACCTGGACGCCATTGCCGGTGGCTACAACGTCGCCGACGAGCCCGTGCCCGAGAAGATGATCCAGCCGCCGACCAAGGTCGGGGACTTCCTGGTCGCCCGCCTCCGCTTCACGGTGGAGTTCATCCGGGAGAGCAATCCCTCATGACCGCCGACGAACTGGTCCTCCGCATCGCCGTCCTGACCGAGGCCCTGGGCTTTCACAAGTCGATCGAGCCGTTCGACTTCGATCTCCAGCCCTCGACGCAGATGCACCGGGTGTATCATCTCAGCGCCGAGCGAGTCGGGTCCATCGACTACGTGGGCGGAGCGCAGAACGACGAGTACCTGCTGTTCATCCACGTGGCCCGGCGGATTCAACGGGACGGGTGGGGAGCCGCCCGCCAGTTGAAAGTGGACCTCGATGCGCTGGAGGATGCGATCACCGACGACTACCCGCAGTACCCGTACTCCGTGATGGACGAGCCCGCTCCTGGCTCGGACATCCCCGAACCCGAAGACGACCAAGACTTTGCCGTGGGGCGGCTGCAGATTGCCGTCACCCTGGACTAGCACCGATGCGTACGATGACCCGTCCTGTGACCCGACCGGCGACCTGTCTCAGACTGACCAACAAGACTCGTAACCCGTATTGCGCCATAGCTCCCTCGCGCGGGAGTCTAGGCAAGGAGTCAGCCTCATGGGTGTTGTCGGACGTTTGATCGATGCGGGGTTTGCCCGCTGTAACACTTGGGCGGTGCCCGCCTCGGTCACCAACCAGCTCTTGATCATGAATACCGAAGGGTTCGACAACCGCCCTGAGATGGTGATTGACGAATCCTTCTCCCAGGACTTCATCGGCCCTTCGGAGGTCGGCGACTACCAGCCCGTGACCCCGACCATGGCCATGCAGCTCCGCTTCGAGCAGGGCCCCGACGTGTTTCTGGCCGGGGCCATGGGATCGGCCGCCACTCCCGTGGTCGTCAGCTCTCAGGCGGCCGGGTCCCTGGTGGCCTACGAGCACGTCCTGACGCTGAGCCCCAGTCTGGTCCCCATGTTCACCTACGCGGCGAATTTCCAGAACTACGTCCAGGAGATTCCCTCGTTCAAGGTGATGGGGTTCGGCATCAAGGTCGGCGCGCAGGGCCGGATGGAGGTGAACTTCGCCATCGTCGGCAACCGCACCACCTACGACTCGGTCATCAACAACTCGGCGACCCTGGCCGGGGCCGTCCCCGCCACGCCCGGCAACCGAGCCTTCCGCCGCCTCACCCGGCTGCGGATGAACATCCAGTCCGGCAACTCGCTGACCGCCACCGATGAAGTGCCCGTGGCCAAGGAGTTCAGTCTGGACATCACCCGGCCCCTGGCCCAGGACTTCGTCCTCAACTCCGACGGCATCATCGAGGCCGAGGACGACGGCTTCTGGACCGGCACCATGCAGATCACCTACGCCCGCATGACCTCGGCCTCGGCCAACTCGCTCCAGGCCGGGATGCACGCCAGCCAGAGGTTCAAGGCCGACCTGCACATGCGCGGGACCTACGTCAACTCCACGACCCAACGCTCGCTGTTCTTCGAGATCCCCAACCTGCAAGTCCAGACTGGGGGCTACAAGGCGGTGGTCGTCGGGCACGGACAGGTCCGCCCGGTGGTGGACTTCGACCTCTACATGCCTCCGGGACCGCCTGCGGGCATGACGAGTCTGACCGCCCCGCTGCGGATCACGGTGGTCAACACTCGCTCGACGAACCTGCTGGCCTGAGGCGTAGCCCCTGCTACCAAGAACAGGCGAGCAGTCAGGCGGCGGTGGAGGCGCACTCTCGGGTGCTGGGAGCCTTACCGCCGCCGTTTCCCAGCACCCCTCCCAGGACCCGACGATGGAGACGATGACATGGCACGCATGATTGAGATTGTTCAGCCCAACGAAGTGCGGAAGTACCAGTTCGTGGACCCGGACACCAAGGTCAAGTACGACTCGGTGTTCGACATCCGGGTGGTGCCCAACGACACGCAGAAGCGGTACCGGCAGGAGGCGACGACCTACGAGCAGACCCGGCGGGGACGCGAGGAGCGGTTCGACTGGCAGGGGTTCGTGGAGAAGTGCCTCGACTACTGCATCGTCAACTGGACGGGCGTCCGGCACGAAGGCAAGGAGCTGCCGTGCGAGTCGGTCTACAAGAACATGCTCCCGGAGATCGTCAAGTCGGAGATCGTCCGGCTGTGCGTGGGGCGTGAGCTTGGGGAAATCCAGGCAGGCCAGATTGGGCGGGACGAGGACGGGGGCGGGGAGTCGGAGGAGCAGGACCCAAACGCCAGCTCCGGGTCTTCTGCGAGTGGTGGAGTGAAAACCACAACCTCGTCACCTGCTGTCAACTAGTCAGCGAAGCGACGATCAGGGAGGACCCGGACGCTTATCCGTGCTTGAACGACGAAGACTGCGAATATGCGCTGATGTTCAGTGCGCTCAGTGTGGCCGACTACGAGGCCTTCGATCTCTACCGAGACCTCACCCGGCCGATTGTGCGCGATGTGCTGGGCCCGCAATTCGTCTTTGACATCCGACGACCGAAGCTGACCTACGACGACGCGACACGACTGCTCGACAAGCTCGACGTGATCCACCGGAACCAGCCCCGTGGGGACCAGAAGGCCACACAGGGCAACGACCGGGAGGACGGCGAGTAAGCCAATACGGCCAGTCGTCTAACTCGGCGTCGGAGGGCCCCCGTGGCTGACCGCAAAATCTATATCGAGGTCGAGTTCGACGACAAGGGCGCGAAGGCCAAGTTCGTCGATCTCGACAAAGCGGTTGAGCGGGTCGGCAACACCTCCGACACCAAGGTGACGCCTGCGATGACCCGGCTGCAACTGGCCCTGGAACGGGCCACCGGGTCGGGCGGTCGCATGTTCGCCATGATCACGGGCGGGGTCGCGGCCGGGCAGATCCTCGCCGGGGTGATCGGCCGACTGGCCACGGGGATCTTCAGTCTGGCCCGTGACGCCTTCTCCACGGCCATCGACCAGTCCATCAAGACCACCAACGCCATGCTGGGCCTCAGCTCGGTGGCCCGGGCGTTCGGGGTCGATGCGGATGCGGCGAAGAAAGCCGCCAAGAGTCTGGCCGCCGATGGTCTGATGACGGTCGGGCAAGCAGCCGAAGGGCTCAAGAACCTGCTCGGCACCCGCTTCAATCTCGACCAAGCCACCAACCTGATGCTGGCCTTCAAGGACGCTGCGGCGTTCGGACGGCAGGGGACCCTGGCCTTCGGGGAGTCCATCGTCGGGGCCACGCAGGGCCTCAAGAACCAGTTGTCGATGATGGTCGACAACGTCGGTGTCACCAAGAACCTCTCCAACATCCTGGTCGAGGCGGGGTTCAAGGCGTCGGACCTGTCGAAGGTGCAGTCGGACGCCAAGGTCAGACTGGCGCTCTACAACGGCATCCTCAAGGAGACCATCGCCTTCACCGGAGACGCCTCTCGGGTCAGTCAGACCTATCAGGGCAACCTCACCCGTCTGCAGACGGTCTACAACAATCTGCTCGGCACCTGGGGCGCGGCGATCACCGAGAACAAGACGGTCGGCGAGGCCATGCGGTTCGTCACCGACATGCTGCAGGACATGACGACCAGTCTGTCCGACAACGGGGCGGCGTTCCTGTTCGTCTCCGATGCGGTCATTCAGATCGTCAAAGCCCTGGCCGGGTTCCTGCGCGGGCTCGATCTGGTCCAGGTGGGCGCACACGCCGTCAAGATCGTGATCCAGGAGCTGGCCGGGGGGTTCATCAACCTCGCGGCCATGACCCTCCGAGCCTTACTGGCCTTTGATCGATGGACCCAGTTCACCAACCCGGCGGCGTGGCTCCCGGCCCGTCGGCAGGCGATGGAGGACACCGCCCGGTTCGTCGAGAACCTGGAGAAGGCCTACAACAGCCTGTCCGAGGCGACCAACTCCGATCTCGAACGGCAGGCCCGGTGGGGGAACGCCTTGCAGTCGGGGGCCATCAAGCTCGATGCCCTGGCGGTCAGTCTCGAAGCCACACGCGGCAAGACGATGGAGTATGGCAATGCGGGCCGTACCGTCACCGATACCCAGAACCAGCAGACGGACTCGACGCAGAAGTTGCTGGAGAAGACCAAGGAGCTGGAGAAGGAACTCACCGCCGCCAAGGGGTTCATGACCCAGTCGCAGTTGATTGCGGAGTTCGGCTCCAAGGTCAAGCAGGCCATCATCGACCTGCAGATCGCCGGGGCCGCGATCCCGCCTATCTTCCTGGAAATCGCGGCGGCGATGGACAAGCTGGAGATCGAGAAGCTGAACCGCGATCTGGTCAAGGGGGCCGCGACCTGGAAGGAGTTCACGGCGGAACTGGAAGTCCAGACCAAGCGCATCGGCGAGGCCATCATCGCCAACGCCCTCCGTGTCCGCGACATCGAGCGCACGATGTCCGACGAGGCCATGCAGCAGTCGATGTCGGAGGCGAACTTCAAGATCCTCCAGCTCCGTCGCGTGGCCCAGGCCGAGATCGCCCTGGCGATGCTGGGCCACAAGGACGACCCGGCGGGCACCGAGCGGAGGATCATGGCCATCGCCGAGCAGGCCTTCGTGGCCGAGCAGGCGTTGATTGCCGCCGACGAGGCCGCCCAGAAGTTCCTGTTCCAGAACACCGCCACGAGCGGAAAGAAGAACGAGACCGGCGAGCAGATCCGCGCCAACCTCAAGGGACTCCTCACCGACCTGCCCGATCTGTTCTCCCAGGCCTTCACCGGAGGCGGTGGGGTCGGTGGGGCCTTCGCCGCTATCGGGATGCAGATCGCCGACGCCATCGCCAAACCGCTCCTCAAGGCCACCGAGGCCATCAAGAACGCCTTCAAGGCCGTGAGCGCCGGGGCGGCAGCGGCAGCGGCTGTGGGTGGGGCGGCGGCGGGCCAGTGGGGTGCGGCGATCGGCTCCACGGTCTCCACCATTGGCGGGGCTGCTCTGGCCACCACGGCATTCGGCAAGGCCATGGCCTCGACCACCCTGGGCGCGGTCGGACTCAGTGCTGCCACGGCAGGCATCGGGCTGGCCGGAGTCGGCGTGTTCATGCTGGCCAAGCACTTCTTCGGGGTCAGTGAGGCGGTCAAGAAGGCACGGGAGGAGAGCGAGAAGTACCAGGACCAGCTCATTGGCACCCTCGGGTTCACGCAGAGGCTCGAAGCCGGGAACGAGCGGTGGAAGGGCACCCTCATCGCCGTGCGTGACGCCTACCTCGCCACCGGCCGCTCCGCCGCCGAGGCCGAAGCCGTGGTGCAAAAGCTGTGGGACACCGACAACCCCAAGCGTGTCGCCGAGGCGATGGCGGAGATCCAGAAGGTCCTGTCCCAGGTCCCTCCACACGTCGAAGCGTGGCGCAACCTTCTCGACGTGTTCGTCATGCTGGAGAAGAAGGAGATCGATGTCGCGACCGCCGGGCGGCTCATCGACGATGTGTGGGGCGAGGCGTTCGAGCACGGCGTCGACGCGGCGGGGCACTGGGTCGAGGGGCTGAAGGAAGTCGTGCAGATGGCGCGGGAGGCCGGGATCGAATCCAAGGCCATTACCGAGGCGCTGAAGAACCAAGCCTCCACCGCCATCGCCGGGTCCAACGCCATCGTCGGGGCCCTGGACGAGCAGTTCAAGAAGTGGCACGACCTCGGGGAGAAGGTCCGCGAGCTGAGTCGGTCGGGCGGCGATCAGGACGCCCTGACCCGGGCGCTGGAAGACCAAGCCGACGCCGCCGAGGGTGCCAAGCAGGAACTGGCCGACCTGGGCGTGATCGCCGTCGGCACCTTCAACGCTGCCCTTAACGCGGGCCTGTCCTTCAACGAGGCCCTGGCCGCCTCGCAACCGGCGCTGCAGAAGATCTCGCAGGCCTACAAGGACCTCGGCATCAACATCGAGGACACCGGGCTGAAGAGTCTGGTCATGCAGTCCGACCTGCTGACCCGCATCCCGTCGGTCATCAACGGAGTCACCGGCCTGACCCAGTCGTTCATCGCCCTGGGCAACATGAACGACCAGAACGTCGACACCTTCCGCGCCATGGAGCGCACCGGCATCAATATGTTCCGCCGGATCCAGGGCGAGGTCGCGCAGCTTGGCGGCGATCAGCGGGCGGCCCTGATGCCGATGCAGGACTACCTGCACGAGGCCGAGAAGCGGGCGAAGGATCTGGGCGTGGCCCTGGACCCGGTGACGGCCGAGATGATCGCGCAGTCGAAGGAACTGGGCATCTGGCAGGACAAGGGCCCGACCGTGTTCGAGGAGATGCGGAACGGCATCAACGACATGGTGGAGGCGATCAAGGCGCTGATCCGGCAGCTCAAAGGCATCCCGGACGAGATCCCCGACCCGACCCGCAACTGGGACATCGACCGGAGGCTCCCGGACCAGGGCACCGGGACCCAGCCATTCCCCGGGCCTGGAGACATCCAGCACACGACAGCGGCGGCGAACCAAGCCGCAGCCGCCTGGAGCGAGACGGCGGCCCAGGTCGGGGCGACCGAAGATGCCCTGAACAGTCTGGCCACCACGGCCGCCACTCGTGCCGCGCCCGCCGTCGATCTGGCCACCACCGCCCTGAGCAGCCTGCCCTCCTCAGTCACGACCACCCTGGCCGTCGACATCGAGGGTAACCCCGACCGGGTGATCGCGGGCCTCCAGGGACAGGTCGAGGGGTTCCAGTCCACCCTCCAGGCGGTCAGGGCCAACGCGACCAGTCTGGGCACCCCGCTCGACGCGAATACGCAGCTCATTGCGGAGTCGTCCGAGGCCCTGGACCAGTGGAAGATCAGCGGGCCACGGGGCGCGGACGCCACGACCCAGGCCATTCACGATACCGGCGATGCGGTGCTGGACCTGATTCGGCGGATCCGCTCGATCCCAGATGAAGTGCCGGACCCGACCCGCAACTGGGTGCTCGACCGCCGGTTGCCCGACACGGGTCCTGGCGTGTTCGTCCCGCCGGAGTTCAGCCCGTTCTCCGCCTCGATCCTCACGCCCCGCAACGGCCTGATGCCGGTGTTCGGCGGCGGCTCGGCGCTCTCCGGCGCGGGGGTCGGCCCTGGGACCGGCGGCCCCATCACCTCGCCTGGAGGCCCAGGAGGCAAGACTACCAACAACGTCGCCGTCGTGGTCGTCACCGGGGAGAGTGTCGACACCGGCACCAAGATCAAAGTCATGGACATCATCCGTACCGAGTTCCCGGGCCAGTTCGACCGCGACGAGAACGGCCTGCAGACCACTGTCATCGACGCTGTCGCCAAAGCCTTGAACGGTGTGCCGTCGGGTAAGGGGAGCGCCTAGCCATGGCCAAGACCTGTCTGATCACCCTGGCCGACGACGACTTGGTCAACGGCTCCACAGCCACCTGGGACGTGCCCAACGCCGACCCGGAGTACGCCGCCGAGAATGTGACCGACTTCAACCCGCAGAACGTCACCAAGGCGGGGGCCGCCACCGCCGACCTGACCATCTCGCACGGCGGCGGGACACCCCTCATTGTGGGCATCATGAATCACAACCTGCCCGGCCGCGCCGTACAACTGGTGGCCGTGGGCGGTGGGGGTGGGACCCAATCCCTGACCATCCCGGCCCGCAGCGCCGACGATCAATGTACCAACGTCTTCTTCGACCTGCGCCTCACCGCCGGGCTCAACGCCAGCAACCACGCCATCGCCATTCAAGGCGGCAGTGGGCCACCCGCCATTGGTCGCGTCTGTCTCCCCACGGCGGTCTACACCGTGCGCTGGCAGGTGGGGAAGCAGGGGGCGGTGGAGTACGAGATCGAGTGGCCCAACAATGCCGAGCGGACCTACCTGGAACTCGACCTCACCTACGACCGGGGCATCCGTCTCCGGCGGGCCGGGGGGCTGTTCGCGCGTGAAGCCGACCGCCTGATCGCCCAGGCCGTGATGATGTCCAGCCACGGCATCAACAAGCCGTTCATGTTCGTCCCCGACATCACCGTCAACGACTGCTGGTACGCGAAGGTCGATCACACCTCGCTGAAGTGGCAGCAGAAGAACGCGACTGGCAACGTTCTCTCCGTCATCTTTGCCGTGGCGGAACTCTCCATGGGCTTGGTCCTCGACTGAGATGAAGCAGGTCTGCGTCAAGCGCACGGTCTCGCTCAATAACACGGGCGATCGGTTCCACAACCCGATGGGCGGTGGTCTGAACCCGTGGTCCAGTCTCGACAGCAGTGTTTGCCATCAGATCACCTGCGCCTCGACGGTCACGATCCGCAACCTGAAGGTCGTGCTCACCACGGCACCCGGCTCGGGGATCTCGGCGATCTACACCATCATGAAGAACGGGTCGGCCACGGCGCTGACCTGCACCATCTCCGACTCCAACATCGAGGCCGAGGACACCTCCAACGATATTTCGTTCTCGGACGGGGACACCATCTCGATCCGGCGGTCGACCTCGGGCGGCACCCCTGCCGCCTCCGAGAAGCACATCTCCATCGAGATCGAATCGGCCACCGCCAACGAGAGCATCTACGGCGGCCACATCGATCAGCTCAACACGGTGGCGGTCCAGTACGTCAACCCGCTGACCTCGCCAGGGCAGACCGAGAACACCAATGCCCAGAAGGCCCTGGCGCTGTGGTCGGTCGCCGGGACGCTCACCAAGTTTCGGTTCCGGGTCCACCAAGCCCCAGGGGCCGGTGACTCATGGATTGCTGTTCTGTACAAGAACTTAGTCAAGCAGGACGGCACGGGCGGCACCCCCGACACCACCGCCACGATCAGCGGCGCGGCCCAGACGACCGCCGTCTCCACCTTCTCGCTCGATCTCGCGCCAGACGATCTGCTCTCGGTCGAGATCACCCCGACCGGGACGCCCACCAACGCCCTGGGCTCCATCGGTCTGGCCTTCCTGGCCGACACCGATGGGGAGTTCGTGTTCGCCATCACGCCCGATGCCAACCCGAGCGGCGTGGTGGCGAACTACTGCGCGCCCTGCGGCGAGGGCTGGACCAATACCGAATCGAACTTCTCGAACCTGGGCGGCGTCACCCCCTTCTTCGTCACGGGCGTCCGGGGGCGGCTCAGTGTCGCCGACGACAACCGCACCATCACCTTGCGTGTGGACGGGGACACCAACGCCGAGGCCACCTTTACCGGCGGCAGTCTGTTCGCCAACGATCTGGCCAACCCCCTGGTCGCCATCGGCCCCGACAGCGTGTGGTCGGTCAAGACCACCCCGCCCGGTGGTGGCAGTACCCCCTTCCTGGCCGTGGCGCTCACCGCCTCGGTCGATGTGCTGTCGGAGTCCGTGTTCACCTCGGCCGGTGTCGCCACAGTCCAATTCGTGGGCATCAGCACCCAGTTGGACGGAGAAGTGGACCCTGGGGACAACCCCGAGGATGGGGTACTGCCGATCTATGGCCCGCTCACGTTCATCAATCTCCGTCTGACCACCGGGGACTGGCTGAAGTACGCCTACCGCGCGCAGTTCAACGACCGCGATGTCTGGTTCCACGGCAAGAAGACGCCAGCCATTCTGGCCTTCTCGGACGTACGCCGCCGGTACTCCCTGGAAGGGGCGGTCGAGGAGTTCCCCTACGACATCGTGCTGGACGACCGCTCGGGGGCTTTGAGAGCCGCGTCACTAGCCGGAACCCTGAAGGGCGCGGAGGTCTTCAGCTACTGGGTGGACGACTCGGTACGGCGCGCGGAGGGTGACCCGTGGCGCATCGCCGTGGGGATCGTGAAGGAAGGCGACCCGACGGCCCGCATGACCTACACCCTCAAGGTCAGCTCCAAGCTCGGCGATCTCCTCCGCCGCCGCAACGCCGAGGCCCTGGTCCCCAACTACGCCCTCTCCCGCACCGGGCCCAGTGGGTTCGCCTCCATGGACCCCTCCCTGGAGAACACGGCCGCCCCGGTGGTCCTGGGCGACTTCACCAACGACCCCGAGGGGGCCGTGCATCTGAAGTACCTGGGCGGCCCGGCCAATCTCCAGGACGTATTCGGGGGCGCGGCCGTGGACCTGGACTTCGATGTCTATCTCGTCTCGATGGGCGCGATCGGGCTGCTCTCGGGCATGACCTACAACCCGCCGTCGTGGGAAGAGGACGAGGTCATCACGGTCGGCTCCCTGATCCGCCCGCGCACCTTCATGGGCCGGATGTTCGTCTGCACCACCGCTGGCACCACGGGGAGTACCGAACCGACATGGCCTCTCAGTGGCACGGTGGCCGACGGCAGTGTGGTCTGGACGGTCCACTCGACCATCACCACCGACGATGTCCGGCTGGTGGTCCCCGAGTCCGCCTACGGCACCCTGGCCGGTGGGATCCTGGCCCCGTTCAAGAACAACTGGGGACTGGGCACGGGACTGGCGACTCAGTACATCGACTACCCGACCGGATCTCCCCGCCGCTACACCATCGTCTTCTTCCTCCGCACGCACCCCTACGCGGAGAAGATCCGCACCGGGGACATCCAGCTCGGGGCCCTGGTCTACGGACTGGCCGAGAACCCCAACGGCACCGGCAAGATCATCACCAACCCGGCCCGCCTGATCCAGTTCATCATCCAGAACTGCATCACCGGCACCACCGACTGGATCACCTACGCACCCATGCCGATCTGGCACGGGCCCGAGGGCCACTACTCGATCTTCGACACCGACAGTGTCGAGGCCGCGCACGACTTCGGCTTCGAGGTCAACCCCTCGATCAGCGCCCGGGCCGCCATCGTCCTGGGCCGGGACGGACGGCAGCGCCGGGGCATCGAGGACCTGCGGGAGATCTGCCAGGGCTACTTCATCAAGATCGGCGAGAACCGGCATGGTCAGATCACCCTGCACGTCACCGACCCCACGGCCACGGCCAACATCACGTACCGCGCGGGCCTGGACATCCTGAAGGGGGATCAGAACTTCAAGACCTACCGGCATCACAACCAGTACATGAACAGGCTCGAGTACGTGGCCGGGTACCGCCACGTCCCCAGTGTGGCCAAGGGGTCCCCGACCGACGATCTCCACCTCTGGCTCTCCGGGCAACTGGTCGACGAGGACACAGCGGCCCAGGCCCAGGTCAACGGGGTCTACCGTCACAGCTTCGAGAACTACGTCCTGCGGGATGAAGAGGTGTACGAGGAGTGGGCCACACGAGTGCGGGAGTTCTGGCAGGGGGTGTCGCCGGGGGTGCAGAGCAACGACGGGCGGCTGGCGATCGGGTTCATGACGCGGATCCAGGGGCTGGGGAAGACCTACGACGGCACGTTCTACCCGGTCGATCTCGGCTCGGTCATCAAGGTCGTGCATCCCGAGTCGTTCCACCCCACCGCCATCGCCAAGATGGAAGTCTGGGACCTGATCATCAAGCCGCTTGACTACAATGTGTGGCTCGAAGGGCCGGTCTTGGAGATCGTGGACGTGGACCTGGAGGCGCAGGAGCTGTCGGTGTCGGGTGGATTGTCGGTGGGACTGGGCGGGGGCACGGGGCCTGGATTCGGTGGGCCGGGATTCTAAACAGAGGGGGAGGACATCAATGATGAGGGTACTGATCGTCGGACTACTTGCGGCGGGGCTCTCGGGGTGTGCGTCGACCAATGCCGCGCAACTGGCGGCAGCCGAGGACGCCGTGCATGACGCCCTGGCCAGTGTCGACAACGGGGTGCAGAAGTACTGCAGCGCCCCGGCCAGCGATACCATTCGTACTGTGTGCGTGGACATCCGGCCCAGTCTGATCGAGGCCCTGAAGGTGGGCGCGGCCTTCAACCAGTCGGTCGCGGACAAGAAGATCGAGCACGTCAACGAGATGGTGGCGGCGGCCGGGAGACTGGCCGAGCAGGTCAAGAAGCTGCCGGGGAGCGAGAGCGTGAAACTGGGATTGGAGATCGCCCGGGTGGTTGCCGAGATGTACCGGCTGCTGGGCGGGAAGGTGGGGGTCGGGGCGGTGAGTGGGAAGCCGGTCGCGGCCTTCGATTACCAGCCTGCGCTGCAGGTCCCGGCTCACTGACCACGGCTCGCTGACCCGTTCATCCACAGCAAAGGAGCAGACACAAACATGGGCGCACTACTCGCCATCTATCAACTGGCCAAGCAGGCCTACGGCACGGAGATCGGCAAGTCGCTGGTCAATCTCGCCATCCAGAAATTCGCCGCCAAGCTCGAATGGTCCGCCGAGCAGGAGGCCAACTTCCGATCCAACTTCGAGGACTACCTGGACCGCATCGACCGCAACGAGCTGGAGCAGGCCAGGGATCTGGCCGCCCTGGGCCGTGGCTCCGAGATCCCCGGCATCCCGCCCGGCCAGTAAGCCCAGTCTCGGTACACGTGTCGGCCCGCCACCATGCCTGGGATGCATGAGTGGCG